GTGAAGACTTCATCATCAGAACTTAAAAAGCGTGCAAGGCGGAACTTAAAAGGCGGATACGGCCTGTGCATTGGTGCCCAATTTCTTGCAGGGGCAGTTCTTGTGGTCATTTCCCTGGTGTATGTATTGACATCATTTTCCATGGGGCTGGTGAAAGATCCTTTTTCCGCCGGAATAAACAGCACATTTGCGGGAAATATGGCTTTGAGGGCAGGGATTTATTTATCCTTTCTGGTGATCCTTTCCGTATACAGCCTTTTAATACCCGGAACCCTTAAGATTTATCTGAATATGAGTACCGGCCATAAGGCCAGGCTGTCTGATCTGCTTTTTGCATTTCAGAATAAACCGCATAAATTCATTGGACTTTATTTATTAAATGTTTTAATTGGATTTATATGGGCTATCCCGTATTTCGTGGTGCTTGCTGTTGCATTGATCACTGATTTCATACCGGTCATGGTGGTATTGCTGGTGCTTACGTATCTGTTTCTGCTCATTGGAAGCATCTTTACAATGCTGTGCTTATCCCAGTCCATGTATATCCTCATTGAATCTCCGGATCAGAGGGTATGGAGGTGCCTTAAGGAAAGCGCACATATGATGAAAGGAAATAAAGGCAGGTTTTTTTATCTTTGTATAAGCTTTTCCGGCATGATCATCCTGGGATACTGTTCCCTTGGGATCGGTTTTCTTTGGATATTCCCTTATATCTATGCTACCATGACAGAGTATTATCTGGATCTTAAGGGGCAGTTTTCCCATAACTCCTTTGGAGGCGTTGAGGAAGCCTTTTCTCAGTCCATGTGGGAAAATCAGTGGTAGAACCGTGTCATACGGGATGTGTGCGCATAGAATACACTAAGGAGGTGTATCTATGCGCATTTGTGAGTATATGCTAAAATGGTATCAGTATTTGACACACTAAATTTTCGGATAAATTTTAAGGTTAAAATCTGGGATTTCTTTCTTGGTTCCGCGCTTTTCTTTTGAATATTCAACCTTTTCCAAGACCTCCTTTAATAAAGTATTTTGTTCTTCTGGTGTTAACGTATTAAAATTATCTAGTAAAAACTCTATTTTCGGTATTAGCAACGTTCTTTTTTTCTCAAAATCCTCTTGGCGTTTTTGTTGTTTAAGTAGTTCATCTAGTGCATTTTGTGCGGAATTTATTTCCTCTCTTATTTTTTCCACCCTATTCTTCAGTGTATCTGCATCATAGACCCCTGTCTCAAATGCCTCATATGCCTTGTCTAACCGTTTTTTGTGCTTATCTATAAAATCCATAGTCTCATTTATTTTGGTCTGCGTAATAGCTATTCCAACAACTGAAAGTTGAGGAGAGGAAATGGAGATGCGATAATCAGCAAGCCAAGATCTCAATGCTAACATTAATTTATCAATTACATCATCAACAGCGGCTCCGGGCATATCGCATTTCTTACATAAGAACAATTCTTGTTTAATTCTTCCACTAACTGGACGGCGAATCATTGTATACCCACAGCCTTGGCATTTTAGAAGTCCAGCAAGAGGATTTTTGATTGTTCCACTTAGCCAAACAGGGGGTTTAGATCGAGAATTGAATACTTTTTGTGCCAGATCAAAGGTTTCTTTATCAATGATAGGTTCATGTAATGCAGGAAAATAATCACAATCTTTGTTGATTGGCGTAGAATTTTTAACAGTGCCATTAGTCATGACCTTGACTATTTTGCGTCTGCCAGCTGGTATTTCTCCAATATATGTTCGATTAAGCAAGATATCACGTATGACGTTATGAGCCCATGTCTCACTATACCTAGGCTTAATAAACATTTTGTCCAGTGTTTTACCGATAGCAGTAACACTGATAGGTTTATTATAGGTTTCTGGAGTTCCTGCAGTATACATAGCATAAATCAAACGCACAATTTCTGCTTCTTCGGGAACTATTTTAAGGCTATAGCCTTTTTGTCCCTTTAGTTTATAGCGTTCATACCCAAATGGTGCTTTTCCCCAAGGCCATTTCCCTTCCTTGGCAGTGTTGTATTTTCCATCTCGTAATCGCCTACGAATTGTTTTATATTCGCGCCGGCTCATGAAAAGTCCAAATTCAGCATACTCCTCATCAAACTCATTGTTGGGATCGAAGGTTTTCATCGGAGTAATTATCTTTGTATTGCCATATTTGAAAGTTTCCATAATGAGCCCCTGGTCCCTTGTATCTCCACGAGCCAAACGTTCCAGTTCTACGACTAGAACACCATTCGGTTGATCGTTTTCAATATCGGTAAGCAAACGCATCATTTCTGGCCTTGCGGCAATAGTTTCTCCGGACACAACCTCGCGATAAACTTTAGAAATTGAAATTCCTAAATGGTTAGCGAGCTCCTTCAAACGGTTCTCATGTCTAGCTAAAGTCTCGCCTTCTCCGTGTGCCTCTGCTTCTACATCTTCACGTGACTTGCGTAAGTACATATAATACTTACCATTGGGATCTAGCGTCAATTGTATCATCTCCTTGTTAAATGTACGTAAAAAAGGGCATAAAAATAACACCCATTGACCGGTTGCACCAAGGATGTTATAATGCGAGTGTCATACTGGTATTATATATTCTGGTGTTAACCGGATAATAGTATCTCTGCAAAGCCGTTCGGTGTTGGTAGCACTGGGCGGTTTTTGCTGTTTATTAGTCTATAAAGTATAAGAAGCTATAAGTTGACCTATTCGTTCTATATCACATGAACCTGTAAATTCAAATTTTACTTTACCTGCGCCACTGAAATATACTTCTAATTCACTGTCTAAATCAAATACCCCAGATGTTTCTACGGAAAATACTTGTATTTTGGAATATGGCATCGAAGTGAAATCTTTCTTTGTGCCTGTCATTCCTTGAACATTTACAGAGATAATACGCTTATTCGTAAAAACAACATAATCGCGCATTCCTTTGTAGCATCCTATCGTCTCCTCACCAGAGATATAAAGCTTGGTAACTCCATCTGCTATAGAATTATCTACTTTTTTTAATTTTACAAAGGATCCATTTTTAAAATCAATCATACTCATTTTCCTCTTTCTTTTGTTTTTTTATTAAAACCCATGACCATGCAAATGGTAAAACTCCGCTTGTTCAAAAATATATCCTTCACCCATAAGAAATCGATGAGTACTAAAGAAATTGGAATCATATGTTGAGCATTCAGGTACCGGATCTATTTGGATTGGGATATCAGAAATATTACGTGGGAAAAACCAGTTGCAAATACTTTTATGTAAATCGCTCTTTATCCTTACATAATCAATTTTATAATCTCTTGCTATCCGGTTAGCAGCCATACATGAAACATTAAATGTATTATAGATGTCCTTTACCGATTCACAATGCAAATACTGCATGATTGGCCTGGGAGCCAATATATTACTGGAAAAGAAGTCAGCCTCTTTCTCATTTTTTGGGCATTCTCCCACATGATTAAGAACAATATGACCAACTTCATGCATCAATGAAAAACGTTGTCGTTCTTTGTGGGGAAATTCATCGTTATAAAAAATTACACCTTGAAGAGTAAAAGCGTCATTACTAACCAAAAGACACTTTCTGGCTTTAGGCCCAGGGAGTTCCGAATATTTGTATAATGGAATCCCTAAACCTTTGATAATCTTAAAGCAATCAATAGGGAAACTTTTAATATTGCATTTCTTGTACACTTCTAATGTCTTTTCAATAATTCTGCATTGCTCCAACAAAATCACCCTTTAATCATCGGACAGTAGAGTTCTTATAATGTCCTGTTTTTGTTCAAGCGTGAGTTTCTTTCCGTTCCTGGCGATAAGACTTTGGATGTCTTCATAAGTCGGCTCATGTATAGTTTTTGCTGCACCTTTTGCCATTTCATCTAACCCTTCAACAGTAATACCCAATTCTTTACAAATGGATATAACGATGTTAACACTAGCTCCACCGACACCTCTTTTTAAAATAGAATAAAGAGTACTCTCTGAAATACCACATTTTTCTGCAAAGGCTCTTTTGCTGAGTCCAGTATCATTAATCAATTTTTCTAATATTCTAGCTTTTTCCATTTTTCCACCTCACTTAATACAATAATAGTATACGCGCAATTACGCAAAAAGTAAAGCAAAATTTTCGCAAATACGCAAATGTGATCATGGATTAAAATATTCATGCAATTGCACGAATAAAGCCCTTGACAATACGTGCAATTGAGCGTATCATATAAGCAAGGTTAGCGCAGTTGCGCAGATGATTGGAGGTGAGAATATGTATAAAAACCTTCTGTTTGCAATGAATGAGAAAAAAATAACGTTCACGCAAATATCTGAACTGCTTCAATGTCAGTTAAGGACAGTCTCAGAGAGGTGCAAAGGAGTGGTAAAAACAGAGTTTACCGTTAGCGAGGCGCTACTAATGAAGAAAGTGTTTTTCCCCGAGTATGACTTCAACTGGTTGTTTGATAAAGAGAAGTTGTCAGCCTAATACAAAGAACACACGTTCGAATGCTTATAATATACCACTATCATATGGACGTGTCAATGAAAAAAGGGGAGATAAGCGGGGAGGTGAGATTTAATTCTGTGAATGCTTGGAATATAGTACCTGTGTATTTAATGACCTGCCTGTTGTGTATCATGTCATATTGGCACGGTCACAGCGAGGTAGGTTGGGGGAGAATGGGACTGCTGTATACCATCATATTGGGATTCGTTTTTGCTGTGTTTGCAGTAAAGTTGCCAATATTTCGTTGAACTCATTATATAAGGACGTAGTGTCTGGCTGGAAACAAGTACAAACCGTACCACATAGTATCAATTAAAGGGATTAAAAAGAGGTGCTTTATGAAAGTAAAGGAATACAAGTTTGATAATTGTACAATTGAAATTCATGATGACTACCTTGTCGATGAAGTGAGAAAAAAAGAGATTCTCGAAAATGCGGGGAAAATTGTATCCAGAGCATTGGAAAGACAGCTCATGGAAAAGCAAAGCGGAACCGCCTGATATGGCGGGCACGATGGACAAGGAGGAGGTGAATGGAAAATGAGCAGATTTACAAATGCAGAGCAGACAGATATCAATTTAGTTCCAGTTTTTGAGATGGACAAACAGATTATGCTTGAAAACTGGTATCCGGTATGTATTAATGATGGCCGAATTGTTGGAACAGAAGATGAAGATTGAGATGAGGTGAGGGAAGATGGCAAAGATAGAAATTCAGAGTGAAGAAGTATTACTGAAAAAACTAGATGCTCTAGGCGTTACTGATGAGGACCAGAAGAAAGAAATTACCTGTAGCCTTATCGGGCACAGTAAAATTCAGACATTTTGCTTCGGATATTTTAATTGTGCAAGATGTGGAGATCAGATGGGTGATAGCTTGGGAGGTTATTATCCCGGTGCGGCAGATGCCGTTATTGTAGGCCACAAATGTCCAACGTGTGAAGCAAATTTCAAGAAACTGACATGGCGTGATAAGGTGTTTTGCCCTGATCCATTTGCTGATGATAAGAAAGGAGAAAAATCATGAAGTCAACTGGCATCATAAGAAGAATTGACGATCTTGGGAGGATTGTTATTCCAAGGGAGATACGGCGAAACATAAGAGTGACCGAAGGTTCCCCCATGGAAATCTTAGTAACAGAAGAAGGCGTGCTTCTTAAAAAGTATTACCCGCAGACAGTCCTTTTAGATTTATTATCTACCATTGCTAAAGAAGTAGAGGAATTAAGTGCAGATCTAGGTCCGGAGAAAACTGGAGATATCAGACGATATATCAGAGATATTCAGAAGGCTCTTAAGGAGGATCTGTGATGGACAAGCGGAAAATAGCTGAGATCATTTTACAGGCTATTGATGATCACGGACCAGTTCAGGTTAACTGGAGCATGGAAAATCAATGGATTAGTGCCATTCTAAGAGGCCTTACCATGGTTGATATGGCTGAAAAAGTAGAAACCCCAGGAGCGGCTACTCCCAGGGAATCAAGGTAACTGAAAATTAATTTACACCTCTATTATACAGGGGAGAACGGAGAAAATCAAGATGGATGAATTATTAAAAGCGGTTCTTATGGAGCGGATGACGGACCGGAATAAAGAAATAAGCGAAGCACCTGCGACAATTTCTTTTGAGAAAGAACATGGAATGGACGCAACCACGAAAATCAAAATGGAGGGACATGTATCTGTTTTACTTTTTGGCTGTGAATGTTTGGTTTCAGAGACAGTTAAAAAGGCAAATGAAAATAAAATGGCACAGGCTCTTATTTTAAAACTGATGTACGAGAACATAAAAAGAGATTTAGAACTTAAATAAGGAGGATAACAGACAATATGAGTACTATACAGAATAATACTGTTACATTAATCGGAGAGATTGTTTCCGGATTTACATACAGCCATGAGGTGTTTGGTGAAGGATTCTATACAGTGGACCTTTCTGTTAAGCGTCTCAGTGAACAGGTTGACATTATTCCGCTTACGATCTCAGAACGCCTGATTGATAAAAACGAGATTTCCATGGGTGACACGATTGAGGTCATCGGACAGTTTCGCTCTTACAACCAGTCTGGACCAGAAAGAAAGAGACTTATTCTTTCGGTGTTCGTAAGAGAAGTTAATTTTTTGGAAGAGGAATTTACAGATTACACCAAGACAAATTTAATCACATTAAATGGTTTCTTGTGCAAGCCTCCGGTTTATCGAAAAACTCCATTAGGGAGAGAAATTGCAGATTTGCTTCTGGCGGTAAACCGTCCGTATGCCAAATCAGATTATATCCCTTGCATTACATGGGGGAGAAACGCAAAATACGCCTCAGGGCTTTTTGTCGGCACTCGACTGGAAATATATGGAAGAATTCAGAGCCGGGAGTACATTAAGAAACTCAGTGACACGAAAGAAATAAAGCGCACTGCTTATGAGGTTTCCGTTTCAAAGATGGAGGTACCGGAAGATGATAAAAGATAGAGCAAAAGATATTTTGATTAAAATGGGAATGCCAGCTTCGGTCAATGGGCTTGAATACATAGCTGAAGCTATGGGACTATTTGATTCCGAATTTTGTGGCATTAAAATCATGGCCTTATATGAAGAGATTGCTAAAAGGCATAACACAACCGGTACTGGCGTTGAGAGAGCTATCCGCCATGCGTTTGGAATTGTAGTAACAAAGGGGAAACTTTCATTGGTTGAAAAGTATTTATCCATTGATAATGCTACTAATTCCAATTTGTTAAATCTTCTCTATTATCGTTTGAAGCAAGAAGAAATGGAAGAAAATTCGTCTGAAATGCAGGTAGTAATGCCGGAATCCAATCCGGAGAAAGGGACGGATCCGTATCAGACTTTGGAAGATGATATGATTTTGGCTGTCCAGAAATTTATTAAGAGTTTGAGGGAGGAAAATTGAAATGCATGTAGTAAAGTTGATTAGTGCACACTGCGAAAACTTCAAGGGATTCAAAAGCTTTGATGTGCAGTTTGGGGACAAGATTACCCATATTAGAGGTGCAAACGGCCTGGGTAAGTCCAGCATTGCCGAATTGCTTATGTGGGTGCTTCATGGGGTAGGCAATGACCTGACCAGTAATCCGAAGGTGCGCCGGGAAGTTGACAAGATCCCTGTGGCAGATGTCCCGGTGGTCGGTGAAATCACTATGGAAGTTGATGGGAAAGAAATCATTGCGAAGAAAGTCCAGAAACGGACCACTAAAAAAGACGGTAGCTATTCTGATGATAATACATATTCCATCAATGGTGTGGAGAAGAACTTAAAAGATTTCATCGGATATTTTGACTTTGATTTCGACGATCTGCTCATGTGCATGAATATCGGAGCATTCCTGGCAAAGAAACCAAAGGAAATGAGAGAATTTCTCTTCAAGCTGCCGCAGGATATTTCCATTAACGACATTGTGAAAAAATATTCGGAATTTGCAGATCTGGTACCATTGCTTGAGAAGTATAACATTGATGAGATTTCTTCCATGAATAAGGCCAGTGTACTGAAATTGAATAAGGAGATAGCTGGGTATCCTGGTCGTATTGATGAAGTTAATCGTCAAATCGTAGAGGACATTGATACTGCGGAGTTGGAATTACAGAAAAATGAATTGCAGCATCAAATTTCAAATATCGAAAAGCAGGAAGAAGATTCACTTGCGCAGGCTAAACTGCATGATTCCAGGACCAAGGATATCATGGAATTACAGTTTAAACGTTCGGAAATAGAACGGACAGGCAATTCGAAACTAATGGAGCAGAAGAAAGAAATCCAAAGGCGCATTGATGCAGCAGAAATGCAGTTTAGGAAGGCTATGAATGATTCAACTATGGCTGAAATGGATAAGCAGAGGGTATTGGAGGCTATAAAGCGAAAAACGGAGCAGAAGGCCAGTTTATTAGTTGAATACACCAATGTTTCACAGAATGTTTTTCCTTCTTATACGCCACTACCTGATTTGGGTTCTGATATATTTATTTGCCCTACTTGCGGGCAGGATTTGCCAGAGTCAGTTAAGAATCAAAAGCAGGAACAGTATGAGGTAAACAGCCAGCGACACCGTCAGCAGTATGATAATGATAAAAAGGAATGGGAGCAGCGGAAATTAGATCTTTTAACTTCCATTTCTGAAAAAGGCAGAACGTTAAAAGCGGACATTGAAAATCTGGAAAGTATTGATCTTGCTGAGGTCGAAAACCGTTTAAAATCTGCAAATGAACAGAAGGTTACTGCCAATAGTGCAAAGAATAAGGCGCTGGAAGAAATGAATGCACTCCCCACTCAGATAGATTTATCAGAGAACCAGGAATATGAAGCCCTTTGCCAGGAGATTGCCAAAAAGGAAGAAGCTTTAAGGGCCGTAAATACGGGTGCCGATTATCGGGCTACGCTTCGGAACCAGAAAGCCGAAATTCAGGCCGAACTGGATTCTGTGAAAGAGAAAATTACCAGAATGGCTAAGAATGTGGAACTGGAAGAGAGGTTAACCTTCCTGCGGAATGAGCAGTTGCAGAAAGAACAGTCAAAGGCTAATTGTGAAAGAATCCTTGATTTGCTGGATCAGCTTGACCAAAAGAAAAATGAACTTTTGGTTGATTCAATTAACAGCTACTTCGGCGGTAGGGTGACATGGGATTTATTTGCCTTTGCTAAGAACGGTGGATATAAAAAAGATTATTGTGTTCCAAGGATTGACGGCTATGAGATCCATGACAATACGGCGAACCACGGCAGGAAGATTGAAGCCATGATGATTATCGCCCTGACCATTCAGAAAATCGTGGGTATTCAGTGTCCGGTTATTCTTGATGATGGGGAGAGCCTTGATCCATGGCGGCTCCCGGTATGTGACAGTCAATTAATCGTAATGAGCCGAGCTGATAACAAAGAGTTGATGGTTGAGATTAAATGATGACCAATGACAGTCAGATTCGTATATCGGAGCTCATTCATGCAATAAAAATATTAATTGCGGTGGCTAATCGTCTGACAGATGAGGATATGGTACATCTGAATAAAGTCGCTGAATTGTTGGGAAAAAGTGGAGGAAAAGCTAAGGTGAAAAAAGCACAATTTGAAAAAGCTGAACCAATCATGCAGCAGATAAAACATTTGAATGATTTAAAAAAGTCCATCAATCTGCCGCCGGAATGCTACACTGTAGAATTTAGACTTTCCTATGGGAGTGGAGTGATTGCCGACAATACTGACCTTGGTGCTTTAAGCATGAAGCGATTAATCAATGAATTTAAAAGTATCATTGATGAGCAAATTAGGAGTCTTGAAAAGGAAATGGAGGAAATCTAAATGCAGTTAATTAAAGCAAGGTACATCAAAAACGGAAAACCATCTGGCGGTACATACACTTTTCGTTCCTCTGAACCTGTAGTCCCCGGTGACAAGGTTCTTTTGCCCGGCGGCGGCCATGGGATCGTCGTTGATGGGAAAATTGACATGGAATGGGTAAATTCCTATGGTGAGGAAAATATCAAGGTTATTGATGGCAAGGAGCCAGCAGAGGAGGCACAGGAAGTATGACCAATGAGCATTTCAATGTATATTCTTCCAGAATAGCACAGGAGCATTATTGTAAAGAGTATAACTACCCTTATTTCGCTCCCGAAAGTGGTATTTGCTGGAGATGCAATCAGCAGATTTATGCTGAAGGTAAAAATCGTAGCGGAAATTTATCCAAGGGGATATCGGTTGAAAAGGCCGGGAGTGAGTTAATCACTGGCTGCCCTCATTGCAACTGGTCATATTGCGATTGACCGAGATTAAGGAGGATTTATGAAACAGAATCCTTGTAGATATTGTGCTTTGAGTTGGGAGCATAATGGCAAACATTACCCGTCTTACGAATCGCCTTGTGCTGAATGTGAAAATATCAAGAAACACAAGGATTATCTGAAATCTAAACGATTATTTATGGAAGGTGTTCCAATCACATCACTTGATGAACTTTTGAAACAAAAGTGGGTTATGTGGTATCACCAGACAAGGCACATTGAAGTCATTAAACATACGCAGTTATCAACTGTCTTGCATTGGCTTGACAGGGGAGCATTTCATAAGGCAATCAGAAAAGAAAGTGAGAAAAACAGTGAACCAGGAATTAGTTGAAAGATTCGAAAAGTTGTTATTGGAAACAAAGCGTCCGGGAATTGAAAACCTTCTTGAATTTATTCGCAAGAGTGATTTTTATACGGCTCCGGCCAGTACCAGATTCCATGGAGCGTATGAGGGCGGTTTGTTGGAACACAGCATTAATGTTCTTGAATGCTTAGCAGAGAAGAAAGCAAGCTACAATGCTATTTGGCACAAAATATTAGTAAATGTACAGAGTGAAAGTATTGTAATCTCTTCTTTACTCCATGACCTTTGCAAAACATATTTCTACACCACGGAAATGCGGAACAAAAAAGATGAATCCGGTGCTTGGGTGTCGGTTCCCTTTTATACAGTGAATGACCTCATACCCTACGGGCATGGCGAGAAGAGTGTCATGATGATTGAGGAATACATAAAACTGTTACCGGCTGAAAGATATGCCATTCGTTGGCACATGGGTTCATATGAGCCAAAAGAACTTTGGAATACCCTGGGGACAGCCATGGAGAAGTATCCTCTGGTCCTGGCATTGCATGAAGCGGATATGGAAGCAACTTATTTATTGGAAAAGGAGAAATAGATATGGCAAAACAGGAAGTGATGGCAACAGGAACACAGCAGGCAGCTCTTATTGTAAATAATCCATTTATTGACGGTTTAAGTGCGCAGCTAAAACAGAAGCAGGAATACGGGCTTACATTCCCGGCAGATTATAATCCAACAAATGCTTTAATGGGAGCGTATCTCATTTTAAAGGAGACGAAGGATAGAAACGGTAAATATGTTCTGGAAACATGCTCTCAGGCCAGCATTGCTAATGCACTCATGGATATGGTGACAATGGGCCTGTCAATGCAGAAACGGCAGTGTTATCCAATAGCCTACGGCGGGAAGTTGCAGTGTCAGGTATCCTATCATGGACATAAAGCCATGGCTCACAGATATGGTGCCAAAGATATTAATGCAGAGGTTATCTATGAAGGAGATACGTTCAAATACCATATTGAAAATGGTCGAAAGATTCTTGATGAGCATACACAGGATTTTGAGAATATCGATCTGACCAAAATCAAAGGTGCCTATTGCATAGTTGTCCTTGATGACGGCAGTACATACATGGAAGTGATGAATATTAATCAGATTAAGACAGCATGGAAGAAAGGTTATGGCTATAAGGAAAACAGCGGAACCCATGCGGAATTTACTGACATGATGGTTAAGAAAACAGTTACTTCCAGGGCTTGCAAGCAGATTGTACAGCAATATGGTGATGTGTTTACCATTGAAGCAGCTGATAAGGCAGAAGATATTGATTCTGTAGATGTAGTGGCAGAAGATGTTGCCCATGATGTCCAGAGTTACGCAAATGCTCAGGAGTTTCCAATGCCAGAGGAGCAGGAGCCGGTTGAACAGGAAGAATCACCTGCAGGTGAAGAAGTTCCAGATCAACAGGCAGGATCCAAACCGGAGCCAGCACCGGCAGCTCAGCCGCAGAAGCCTGATTGGGCATAGGAGGGTGTCATGAGGATTGTTTCGCAGAATGGTAAATATGACGCTCCGTATGAGCAGTGTATCATATCCGTTAGAGGTGGCATGATAACAGCTGAAATTCCTTCAACTAATAGCAGTACATGTTCATTCCTCATGGGAGAATATTCTTCCCCGGAAAAGGTTCAGAAAGCCATGGAGATGTTACATAGGGAGTATATCGGCATAATGCCAAGCCTGATTATTTCAGATTGTGGTTTCTCCCAAACGGACTTAGAGGATTTAAAACAATCCATGGTTGGCGGTCAGATTATGGTGCCAAGTCAAGGTGATGGGCGCGTTGAATATCATATGCTGCCCCAGATATTCCGCTTCCCGGCAGATGAGGAAATTGAGGTGGAGGAATGAGCGAAGCACAAAAAATAATTGACAACTTAGATGGAGAAGTACTTTGCAAGTATTGTACATTTAGTCTGGATTGCTCGGGTGGTGTAAAAGGTGGCCCAGATGGCCCAATCTTTCCGCCGTGTGCAGATGGGTTAGATGAATGTTATTTTGACTTAGATTCTTATCTTGAAGATTTAGAGAAGGAGGCTGAGATGGAGTAATGAAGAAAGAAGATTTCCATAAAGGCCAAACAGTGTATCTGCTACTTTTGTGCAATGCCGCCAGGGGTAAGCATGGTGAGGAACTTATAATGGAAGCCACTGTTACCGGAATCGGGAACAAGTATATCACTGTTTCTCCTGGTTATTATTCGAGAAATGTTCGATTTGAGATAGAGGATAATTTCAAAGAACATTCAAATTACTCACCGGAGCATAAATTGTTTCTTTCAAGAGAGGAAATTGTAAATCGTCTTGAAAAAGAAGAATTACTTGCTTGGTTTCGGGATTCCTTTAAAAGTATCTTTTCGAAAAGAGTTTTTAGCTTGGTTGCACTTCGGGAAGCAAAGCAAATTTTAGAGAAAAGCGAGGTGGAAGAATGATATCAGCCGAGGAAAAAGAACAGTTAAAAGCCGAAATTATGGCAGAGGTCAAGGAAGAATTAAAAGGTACTTTAATCAGAGAAGATACTCAATCCGTTTTGGCAGAGGTCCGGCATAAGTGGTTTGGAAACTCTGGATATACCGGGAAAATGACCGAGGTATTTGATATATATACAGTTTGGAAGATATAGGAATGTGTAAGAAAAATCACCTGCCTTGTGTGTGGCGAAAACTATGTTCGCAGATTGTCCGGGAAAGAAGAAGTGGCAAACAGTGTAGCTGAATGTATCTGCCAGACTATCTATAATGCAAGAAAATGGTCATTAGCCCAAAATGAAAAGGTCGATTGATATGGTATTAAAAGTAATCGGCAGTTCCAGTAAAGGAAACGGATATGCCCTCAATAAAAGGAAGTGATTTAATGACTGAGGAATGGAAATGGATAAGCGGATTTGAAGGACGCTATTCTATTTCTAATATGGGAAGATTAAAAAGTTACTGTTCTGATAAATATGGGAAAATCATTTCACTAAAGAATCAGCATGGTTGGTATTTTACTGTAAATCTTCTGGATCAAGGTGGGAAGCGACATACGAAGCGGATTCATGTAATGGTTGCTGAAGTTTTTATTGGAGAAATACCCAAAGGATACCATGTTCACCATAAAGATGGAAACAAGCAAAACAATATGGTTTCTAACTTAGAAATAATTCACCCAATGAAACATTATAAAGAAACCTTAAAAGAACACCCACAAATTGTTACTGGTATTAATTACTACAATCAATATGAAAAGCCAAAAGAAGTTTTAATGTATGATAAACAGGGAAATTACTTGGCTTGTTTCCCTAATTCCATCATAGCTGAAAAAATCACTGGAGTGTGTCAAAGAAACATTCTACAAGTAGCAAGCGGTGAGGAATATAAGCCAGGGAGAACTAGAAAATCTGCCGGAGGCTATGTTTGGAAATATAAAGTAGAGAGGCAGGTGATGTAATGTTCTTGAAATGTATCTCCTCTGGTTCAAAAGGAAACGCATATGCCTTGCAGGGTAAAGATGAAACTCTCCTGTTAGAATGCGGAAAACCTTTCATTGAAGTTAAAAAAGCCATTGATTGGCAAATTCTAAAGATTAAGGGTTGCTTACTATCTCATGAACATGGTTAGGCGACCACTCTAATAATACTAAAGATTTTCTAAAAGCCGGAATCCCGGTATATACCAACGATGAAACAAAACGAGCCGTGGGAGAAGTCCCCGGAGCACAGTTTTACAACGTGCTAGAGTTTAAAGCGGTTCATATTGGAGGATTCAAAGTTATTCCTTTCTTTGTTCCACATAACGGAACACCGAACTTTGGATATCTAATTGAACATAAGGAAATGGGAAGATTGCTATTTGCCACAGATTATGAATACATTCCGTACAACTTTAAAAAACAGCAGATTCAGCACTTTCTTATTGAAGCAAATTATCAGGTGCAGTTCATTGATAAGGAGATCCCGAACTACGAACATAAGCTCCTGGGACACGCTTCCCTTGAAACCTGTATTGGAGCAATTAAAGCGAACCAGTCACCAAACCTTAGAACCGTCATAATGTGCCATCTGGGAGCCGGTTCGAGTGCTGGTAAGTATTTTATCAATGAAATGCAGAAAGAGACTGGCCGCAACGTTAATGTGGATTGTGCGGTACCTGGGCTTGTTGTGGAAGTAAATAAAGATCCATTTTGATGAAAGGAGTTTCATGAAAGACGTTGCGAGAGTAATTGTTACATACGATTGTCCCCGGAATTGTCCAAATTGCTGTAATGAGCATATAGGCGATGTACCGGAGGTCAATTTTAAGGATTTATTGAAATATAAGGAGCTGGTCATTACTGGCGGCGAACCAATGGAAATTGCCCCTCAAGTAGTGGAAATGATTCACCGTCTCTGGGCAAACGGATATAAGGGTAAGATTTGGCTTTATACGTCCTGCATTAAGACGGCGAGATGGGCAGATAGAGCGGTTTTGCGGCAGGTGAATGGAATTACATATACCTTACATCATAAACCGTCACAGAAAGATTTGAGTGATGTCCGTAAGCTAAACAAATTTCTTCTGGATAATCTTGATAACCGGAAGCATAACCGTTCTGACCGTCTATTGATTGACAGCCGGTGCTATACCGAGGAAGTTCTAAGCATTATCGGTTTATATGATACCGGCACAAAGCATTGGTCAAGCATTAAATCTTTGGTATGGAAAGACGATGAATGTCCGCTGCCTGATAACGAGGAGTTGATATATTACGATTTGGAAAAGGAGTAGAAGATGGATACTTTTGAGCAAAAAATAATTAGTGTTCTCAATGAAAAGTTGAATGATGGAACAGTTGAAAAAATCATTGAGGAAAAGTTAAAGAAAGGCATTTCAGAAGCGCTTGACGGTTTGTTTGGCTATCGTGGGGTAGCTAAAGAGGTCATTGAAGCCAAAGTAAAAGAAGTAATGCTGCCAGTAATTGAACAGCATGATTTTAACCAGTATGTTGTGAAACTGGATTCCTGTCTTACTGAAATTGTAAGCAGTACAGACCTGATAGATAACAAGAAAATGTTGGAAAATTTCCAGTCTATCATGAAAGAACCGGAATACAAGGAAATCAAGCTCTCAGATATCTTTGAACGGTACTGTAAGCATGTATCAGAGAATGTGGATACAAGCGACTTAGAAGCGGACTGTGAGGACGGAGAGCCATATTATCAGAACGTAACAGCAAACATGGTAGTAGAACATGAGGATAAAGGATGGTTTAAATCCAGCTTTGATGATTGCTTTGTGAAATTCTCTTGCGATGAAGATGAAGATTTAAACTGCCAAGTCAAACTCTACAAAGATAGTAATGAGGATAAATGGGGCATTTTAAAATGTTCTGATTCCATTGAAATCAATTCATTGAGAAATGTCAGTGACTTCGAAATATTCCTCTCTGTTTTGAAAAGAGGATTCATTAAAATCATTCTGGATACGGAAAGTGAATGTGCGGATGATATTGAACCGGAAGAGAAGCCGGAATTTACATTGAGTTAATTCATATGGGCGAAATCCCATTCAAAACTATAAGACGTTTTTAACCCGGGTTGAAATAAATGTAACTTATTAATCGAGCCAATGGAGGAAAATATCATGGCAAAAGTAAAGTTGGAAGAACTGGCAGATGGCGGTTTGCAGGAACTGTATACAGTAGCACAAGAAAAGGTGTTACAGAATATGCAGGATCCCAATACTCCTTATAAAAACAAAAGAGCTATTACCATTAAGCTGACTTTTGAACAGAATGAGGACAGAGATGATACTCAAGTAAACATTTCTGTTGAAACAAAGCTGGCTCCTGTTAAGCCTATCGTTACCAGAATGGCAATCGGTAAGGATTTAAAGACCGGTAAGGTTTTCGCGCAGGAGTACGGCGGGCAGCTACGAGGTCAGATGTCTCTGGAAGATTACCAGACACCGCAGGGAGATTTAAAGGTTGATGGAAAGATTGTTGATCCTGAAACCGGAGAAATCAAAGAAGAATCAGATGGCAAAGTAGTTGATTTGAGAGCGGCCAAGCAGGCTTAAGGAGGATATGAATTATGGATATGTCAAAAGAAGCATTACAATATGTGGTTGGATTAAAAGAAGCAAAGCTCCTGGATATTTACGGAGATAAATATACCGATAAGGAGATTTATCGTGTTGACAATAATCTTCGTGCGGCTGCCATTGAGATGAATACTCTTACCAGTTTGGTAGACTATGCCAAGTCATTTACTGTTGAGATGTCAGATCAAATGTTGGTGCAGGTGGTGTCCCCTACGGAAGTCAAATTGATTTCCTGCCTTGATTCAGATCGGAAACGTGAATGTCTTGTAAGTGTGAAAGCCATGATTCCGGAATTTGGGTACGGAAGATATATGGATCATGAAAGTTTCATCATTGCTTTACAGTCAAAATTCATTGAGAACAAAGACCGTGAGTTGCTGTTACGATTTGCCGGTACTGTGAAAGATGAATCTATTGCTCAATACGGGGACGACGGAGTTACTCAAAAAGCTACAATAAAAACAGGAATAACTTCTGTCGGCGAAGCAATTGTTCCGAATCCGGTTAACCTGAAACCGTTCCGTACCTTCGTTGAAGTGGATCAGCCCGAGAGCGCCTTTATATTCCGTATGCGTCAAAATAATGGTGTAGAATGTGCCATCTTTGAAGCTGATGGCGGCGCTTGGAAGAATGAAGCCATGAGAAATATCAAAAAATATCTTGGCTTTGCTCTGGAAGAATTACCTCATTTTACAGTGATTTCATAACATCATTACCGCCGGTTCAGTAATGGGCCGGCGGAGAAAGAAGGACATAGTATGAACAGAGTGATTTTATGCGGAAGACTGACCCGTGACCCGGAAGTGAGATATTCCCAGGGTGAACGTGCTATGGCAATAGCAAGATATACTCTTGCCGTTGATCGTAGGGGGAGCAAGCGACAGGAAGGACAGCCAACAGCAGATTTCATTAACTGTATAGCCTTTGACAAAGGCGGAGAGTTTACAGAGAAATATTTTCGCCAGGGAATGAGGGTGCTTGTTTCTGGCAGAATCCAGACTGGCAGTTATACAAATAAGGACGGCGTAAAGGTCTATACAACAGATATCATTGTTGATGAGCAGGAGTTTGCTGACAGCAAGAATGCTTCTTCAGGGGATTCCGGTGGCGGTAATCAGGCCACAAGCAGACCTGAGCCGTCCAACTCCATTGGAGAAGGATTCATGAACATTCCTGATGGCGTTGAAGACGAAGGCTTGCCTTTTAACTAATAGGGGGTGCCACATGTGAAAAAGAAAAACGAACCAAAGCCTTCCGAAGTAATAAAAGATTTCCTGGATTATCTGGCTGACTGCCAGAAAGAATATCAGGCAGCCTGTACGGAAATGTTCGCAGAAGATAAAAAACATCAGGACTTTGTCCATGCTATTGAGTTTGAAAATAACGCTAAAGAGCGGAGTAAAATAGCCACTCAATTCAATATCAGCCGGAACAGGCGCAGAGCGGCGAAAGACAGATCTCTTAAGCTTGAGCGGATTGCAAAGTTCTACTCTGACAAGGCAAATAAAACCTTCATTGACAAATTGCGTAGCATGGTTAGGGATCAGAAAGAAGAAGAGAAATGGCTTGAAAGTGAGCGAACCTATTATCCCAGAGGAGGTGATTCCATTTGCTGATTTTGGAAGATACCAGACAGCAGGAAAAGAAGCATGAGACTAAGCATGAGTACTTCCGACGTGTTGGAATTCATTATAATCGAACAGCTTTATATTGCGGGGATTATACTCTCCCGGCTAATCAGAGTGTTTGTATAGACACCAAAAAAGATATTCATGAGCTTATCGGTGATATCCAGGTTAAGCAAATGCCAAAAAAAGAAGTGAAAGATAAAGTGTATGAAATCTGTGAAAATAAGCGAATTTCTTTTGATCTTGCTAATGATGTATATCATGCGATTTGTGATGATGACACAGATCGATTTGCAGAAAAAGATATTAATGAGGTTTGCTGCAAATATGCCATACCTGAGGGCATCATAGTCTTATTTCAGGCTCTTTATGTTAAGCGACACGGATTCTTTCACCGGGGGCTTAAAAGGGCGCAGAATAGTGGAATACGGCTTTACATTTTGGTTGAGAATGAAGACAAGGTTACTTCCTTAGATGATTTATTTCATTGGCATAATCCCAGGCTTGATAAGTTGGTTAACAGTAATCAGATGTTGGGTTTTTGGAAAAATGGTAAGCCCATATATAAGAAGGTCAGGAAATATCCTTATGCGGCTACCGGAGAATGGTTAGAAAAGGCTTGTCTGACTATGGAATTAAAATATGGTTGTAAGTTTCTTTTCTGCAAACCGGAAGATTCCGGGGCTAAGATTTTAGAACTTTTAGGAGTGAATGAATATGCAGAAAAGACCTCCTAAGTGCTGTTATCCAGATTGCTTTAATTGCCCTTATATTGATTGCAGATATGATCGCCTGGAAACAAAAGATTTCTCTGAGTCTAATAGCCGAGATTACGAACATTTTGAAGCGTGGAATGGTAAAAAATTGCACAGAAATGCTGGAAAGGAATACTATAGTGGCCGTCAAACGGCGGCCCAAAGAACAAGCAGAAAATATGTTGATCGGCATGAGTATAACCAATCTTATTATAAGTTGTATCGGCAAGAAATTCTGGATAAAAGACGGGCTGAGTATGATACGGATAAAAATACAAAAAAGTGTCGGAAATATGTAAAATCGCATTCCAGCGAAAGAAAACAGTATCAAAGTGATTATTATCAAAGAAACGCTGAAAGGAAACTGGAATATGCGCGGTTAAGATATCATCAAAAGAAATCTCAAAAGCAAGTGGAAATTGACGGGAGGGTGTAAATATGACACATAGTTTTGACTCTGAGATAGCAGGAGAATATGGGATTTTAGAAGCAGTTCTCCTCAATCATATTTTTTATTGGATTGAAAAGAATCGTGCAAATGAACAAAACTTTTTTGATGGTACTTATTGGACGTATAACAGCACAAGGGCATTTAATGAATTATTCTCTTATGTATCTGAACGGCAGATAAAGAATGCGCTGAAACATTTACGAGAAGAGGAAGTTATCATTACCGGAAATTATAATGAGAATGCCTATGATCGTACTTTGTGGTATGCATTGTCCCAAAAGGGATTATCCATTGTGCAAAAACGTCCAATGGAAGAGACAAAAACGTCCAATGGAAAGGGCGATAATGTCCGACCTATACCAGATATAAAACCAGATAATAAACCAAATAAAGAACCAGATAATAATACAGTATCTAACGATACTGTTCGTAGCACTGACGTGCAACGCGTCATTGGGGCTTGGAACTCTTTGCCAGCAGTGAAGCATGTAACAAGATTGGTTTCGGAATCACAACGCTGTGAATGGTTAAAAGTTCGGATCAGGGATTATGGAATTGATGATGTTCTAAAGGCCATCGAAAACATTCGATATAGCCCGTTCCTCCTTGGGCAAAGCAAGGGAGGCTGGGTCATTACCTTTGATTGGTTTATCCGGCCAAACAACTTTCCAAAAGTGCTTGATGGTAATTATCTTGAAAACAAGCCAGAAGATCCGGAACCTGTAGATGATGGTGGAGAGGTATGGCAGTAGGACAGAAAGTATTCAAACCTGATGAAATCCGAAAAACAATCAACGTACTAAAGCCAGAGGGTGAATTGTTTGAGGTCCGTTGTCTGGAGGCAAATGGCCGGAAAGTATACAGCGGATACTTTAAATCTCAGGAATCCTTGATTGACCAGCTTTGTAGGCTGAATTCTACAGACAGCAATATTTACATAACCCTGGGAAAGGTAAAAGAAGATTGTTATTCACGGGAGCAGCGAGAAAAGTTCGTCATGAATGCTAAGAATACAACGAATGACAATGATGTTGTGGGGTATAAATGGCTTTTCATAGATGTTGATCCTCAACGGCCGGCCGGTGTATCTAGTTCGGACGAGCAGTTACAGGTGGCAAAGGAACGTGGCAATAAGATTTATGTGTTCATGAGGAATCTTGGATTCAATGATCCGGTAACGGCATTGAGCGGTAACGGTATTCACCTGCTTTATCGGATACAGATTGCCAATAACGAGGAAAACAAGGCTTTGGTTAAAAAGTGCTTAGCGGCGCTGGATATGTTTTTCAGTGATGATGAACTGAAAATTGATACCACAAACTTTAATCCTTCCCGTATTTGTAAATTGTATGGGACCATGGCCCGTAAGGGTAGTAACACGGAGCAGAATCCCCACAGGCTAAGCCATCTGCTTTCAGAGGGGAGCAGGGAGCCAACAGATAGGATATACCTGGAAAAGCTAGCTTCAATGATTCCAGAGAAGCAGGAAAAGCCTCAGAAGTATAACAATTACAATCCCAGGGAGTTTGATTTAGAGGAGTGGCTACAACGGTATAATATCCGATACAGAAAAGCCAGCTATAGTGACGGGACTAAATTCATTCTGGACGAATGTCCTTTTGACAGCAACCATAAAGGGAAAGATGCTTGCATTTTTCAGACTCGGTCCGGAGCCATTGGATTTCATTGCTTTCACAATTCGTGTTCGGATAAGACATGGCAGGACGTGAGAAAACTATTTGAGCCAGATGCTTATGAGAAGCGGCAGCAGGAGTATGAACGGAAGATCTATTCAAGGCTGCCAGTTCAGCAAAGGCCAGTTCAGAGTATAGTTCCGGTTCTAGGGAATCCGGTTTTCTTCACAGCGAGGAATATTCTGGATTTGCAGGTACCAGAGGAACGGTTTGTTAAAAGCGGAATTGCTGACATTGACAAGAAGCTTAGGGGATTGAAGAAAAGCTATGTTACAGTTATGTCTGGTTTGAGAGCCTCCGGCAAATCTAGTGTCATATCTGAAATGGCATTGGATGCTGTAGAATCTGGAAATAATGTCGGTATCTTTTCTGGGGAGCTGGCTCCTAAGAATTTCATGAGGTGGATGGACCTGCAGGCAGCCGGAAAAGGGTATACGGAGCCTACGCAGTTTGAAGGATATTACAACGTCTCCAGGAAATATAAAGAGCAAATTGCAGAATGGCTAGGGCAGCATTTCTACCTGTACAACAACGATTACGGCAATGATTACCGGGCGGTGGCAGAACAATTTGAGAAGGCCATTGAGGAAAAGAAACTGGACTTACTGATTTTAGATAATCTAATGGCATTCAATATCCTTTGCTTATCAGATAACAAATTTGAAGCACAGACGGCCTTCATTCTGGATATGCAGCGGATTGCTAAAAAACATAATGTTCATGTGCTATTCGTGGCACACCCAAGAAAAGCAATGGGATTCCTGCGATTAGATGATATTTCCGGAACTGCGGATCTGGGGAATGCCGTTGACAATGCTTTAATAGTCCACCGGGTAAACAATGATTTTAAGAGACTTGGCAAGCAGATGTTCGGGTGGAAAGATGATAACCCATTATTCAACGCAACCAACGTAATAGAAATCGCAAAGGATCGTGATGGTGGTACACAGGATCATTTTGTACCACTGCATTATGAGCAGGAGACCAAGCGACTGAAGAATTATCCGGCCGAAAATAAAATCTATGGCTGGAATAAATCAGATGATGGGTTCCTGAATGTGGAGCAGGGCGAGATTCCCTTCGATTGAGAGGAGAAAGGGTGATTTGAATACTTACGTAATTACTTTGTCAGGATATGATATGCCGGCAACTGCTTACGGTGAAACACCGGGAAAAGCTAAGTATAATTTTTTCTTAGAAATGGGAGATTTTTTTGACAGTTTTGCAGAGTTTTTACGATTTGTAAAAAGTATAAGACTGGTCCATAAATTCAGACCATGTGATTTGTTTGGTGACGTTGAACAATTTGAGCAAATGAAAGAATACCGTAATATCACGTTTGCGTTCATGGGAATGAAGGTGATTTTGAAATCCAAAAGCAGAGGAAATATTAAAGGAACCATTGTTGGTTCAAATGACAGTATGAACCTGGATATATGTTTTGATGGAACCTGTCACAAAGAGAATTGTCACCCACATTATGAATTGATTTATTTAGATAATAGTGGAAACATTATAGCCGAATTTTAATCGAGAATTAAAAATCAGGATAGAGAGGAGTAAAGGTATGACAGAATATTTAGCGGAAAGAACCCTTGCAAATATGAGATTTGGCTTGTCCATAACAAAGCCGGGAATAAATGCTGTGAAAGAGAAGATGGCCCTTGAAATGGCTATAAGTGCTTTGCAAAAACAGATTCAGGCTCAGCCAGTAAATGATGGTGCATTCGGGAAATGCCCGGATTGCGGGAAGAAGATTCAAAATTGTTAAATTAATATTTTAAGGAGGAACGCATATGGAAGCTGATGAAAAGGTTGTTATAACAAAAGAACAATTAAGAGTATTGAGAGACGGCCTGTGTGTGTGGAATACAATTGTACTAAACAGTTTAACCGAGAGAGGGCGAACAAAATTGTACGATGCGCAGGACCTAGTGGAAAGGCTGTGGAACAACAAATAGTAGGGAGGAGTGTAAAATGCTTTTCTATGAATATTTTAAAAGTTGGTTCGAAGCATACAAAGCCGGAACGGTGGCAGAAGTGACATTGTCAAAGTACCGGATGACATATATGCGGCTGAAAGAACTGGCGCCTACACTGGATTTAAAAGTAATAGGGCGCAGGGAGTATCAGCAATTAATAAATGACTATGCGCTTACGCATGAAAAGCAGACAGTCATGGACTTTCATCGTCAGCTGAAAGCGTGTCTCCTGGACGCTTACGACGAAAAGTTAATAGAGCGGGACCCTACGCGGAAAGTAGCAATCCGGGGGAAAATGCCGGCAGAAAAGAAAATGAAATATCTCAACAGAGATGAACTGGAAAAACTGCTGAATGTGTTGCCGCTTCATCCTGATCGGGTCGGATTCGATTGGCTTATATTGCTTCTGGCTAAAACGGGACTAAGGTTTGCGGAGGGGTTAGCATTAACGCCGAATGATTTTGACTTTGCCAATAAAAAGATAAGGGTAAACAAAACCTGGAATTATAAATCTGCAAATGGAAGATTCATGCCTACCAAAAATCAATCCTCTGTAAGGGAGGTAACAATAGATTGCGGTTTGGCAGAACAGTTTGAGCAGTTGATCAAAGGATTTCCGGCAGATGAACCGTTTTTCTTTGATAAGGCAGACCGGATATTTAATTCTACCTTGAATAATTATCTGGAAAGATATTGCAGAGAGGCAGGCGTGCCGGTGATATCCGCACATTGTTTAAGACATACACACGCTTCCGTCCTGCTTGCTGCCGGTGTGTCAATTCCGAGCGTTTCTAAAAGATTAGGACATTCGAACGTCACTACAACGCAGGATACATATATCCACATCATACGGGAGCTGGAGGAAAAAGATAAGAATAAAGCAATGGACTGCATGTCCAGTTTGTGCGGATAGGAGGTGGCGGAATGTCGCGTGATGTTTGGGGGACTTATGTTTCTCCTGATGATTACATAAATGCCGCAAAATCGGGAATATGCAGGCAGACGGTTAATTCCAGGATTGCAATGGGGTGGAAAGCAAAAGATGCCATTTCTGCCCCTGTAATGGCAACGAGTGAAGAATACAAGATATATAAGCAATTAGCAGAAAAGAATGGGATTGGTGCAAATACCTACAAGCGGAGAACACAAAGAGGCTGGACGCTGGAGGCCGCAGCAGTTACACCACTGGTCAGCAGAGCGGAAAGCATTGAAAGAACCAGAAAGACGAGGCAAAGGGTAATCCCCAAAGACTTGGTAATTCAAGCAGAAAGTAACGGGATATGTTACCACACTCTATACAGCCGCCTGCAGATGGGGATTCCAGCGGATCAGGCTGCAACAAAACCAGTGGTTACTGCCAAAGACCACCCATGGAGGAAAGCCGAAACTGATAGAATAAACTTAATAATGCAAAAGCAATGCTAATAAATAAAGAAAATTGGGATATCCGGCTGAGCCGGAGGAAGGGGGAACATGGAAAATAATAAAGTTACTGTCCGTTGGTGGGATGGTTATATGGAGGATTTTGAAGCTACAGAGGTGAGATTTGGGAGTGATTTATTATTCCTTCGCTTGACAGATGGAAAGAACAGACAAATACCGTTACGTGGTGTAAGGTGGTTCGGAATGAGCCAGGAAAGTCACCAAAACTGAAATTTGATTTATAAAAAGAAAGGAGCCGGAACCTTTCCGGAAAACAGGCGCGCCGGGTTCCTTTCGAAAAAATGGATTATTTAAAGTTTTTGAAATCCAAGATTGAGATTGCAACAGATACGGGTTTTACAGTAGATCGTAGCAGTATCAACAAGGCATTGAAATTTCATCAGAGTGACGCAGTTGCATGGGCTCTGAAGGGCGGTTGTCGGGCATTATTTGAAAGTTTCGGATTGGGAAAAACTGTTCAGGAAATAGAATTCTGTTATCAGGTTATAAGAAAGTTTGGCGGCAAAGCCCTTATTGTTTGTCCATTAGGTGTTAAGCAAGAATTCATAAGGGATGCTCAAAATATTCTCGGTTATGAAAAGCCAGTATATGTTAGGACTATGAAAGAAGTTGAAGCTGCAGGTGCCGGTATTCTGATTACAAATTATGAACGTGTTCGTGATGGAGATATTGATCCAAGCTACTTTACGGCAACGTCTCTTGATGAAGCCAGCGTCCTCCGGAGCTTTGGAAGTAAGACTTATCAAACCTTTTTGGACAAGTTCAAAGAGGTTCCGTATAAATTGGTAGCCACGGCTACGCCTAGCCCGAACAAATACAAAGAACTGATACACTACGCAGGATATTTGGGAGTTATGGATACCGGGCAGGCTTTGACAAGGTTCTTTCAGCGGGATTCTACAAAGGCCAATAATTTAACCCTATACCCGAACATGGAAGATGAGTTCTGGTTATGGGTGAGCAGCTGGGCATTATTTATTACAAAGCCTTCTGATGTAAATCCAGATTATTCAGATGCTGGATATATTCTTCCACCTTTAGATGTAAGGTGGCATGAACTTCCTATAAATTACGGAGACACAGCAGATAGAGATGGCCAGTTCCAGTTATTTAACGAAGCGGCGGCCGGCCTGAAAGAAGCAGCGCAGGTAAAGCGTGAGAGTATTGATGTTAGAACGGAGAAGATGAAAGAGATTCTTGAATCTGATCCGGAGGCTCATTTTATTATATGGCATGACCTGGAAGCGGAGAGACTTGCAATTAAGAAAGCGGTACCTGGAGTTGTTGATATTTATGGTTCCCAGGATTATGAAACCAGGGAACAAAGGGTTATAGACTTTTCAGAGGGCAGTTGCCAGTATTTCGCAACAAAAAAAGAGTTATCAGGATCTGGTTGCAATTTCCAGAAACATTGTCACAGAGAAATATTTCTGGGGATCGATTATGAATTTAATGACTTTATCCAGGCTATTCACAGATGTTTCCGTTTCCTCCAGGATAAGTCGGTAATTATTGATATTATCTACATGGAAAATGAGAGAGAAATAAAAGACGTATTGCTGGAAAAGTGGAAGAATCACAATCACATGGTTGAAAAAATGATTGAGATTGTGAGAAAGTATGGATTGTCAGCAGCAGGGAAAGAAAAACGCTTGGAGCGGAAGATGGGAGTTGAAACAGTGAAGGTCAAAGGGAAGAAGTATACGGCAGTTTACGATGATTGCGTAGAAGAAACAAGGCGTATGGAAAGTAACAGTGTTGGCCTGATTCATACATCAATACCTTTCGGAAACCATTACGAATATTCGGCCAATTATAATGATTTCGGGCATAATCAAGATACAGAAAGATTCTTTGAGCAGATGGATTTCCTTACACCGGAACTTTTTAGAATGCTGCAACCTGGACGAGTGGCCGCTATTCATGTTAAGGACCGTGTGCTTTTCGGAAATGCAACAGGGACCGGAATGCCAACTGTAGAGCCGTTTCATTCACTTTGTATTAGCCATTATATGAAACATGGCTTTCAGTATTTTGGCATGATTACGATTGTTACAGACGTGGTGAGGGAAAACAATCAAACATACCGGCTTGGGTGGACCGAGCAATGCAAAGACGGTTCTAAAATGGGAGCAGGTTGTCCAGAATATATTTTACTCTTTAGAAAACTACCTACTGACAGATCAACAGCTTATGCAGATGTCCCTGTTCATAAGACCAAAGAAGAATATACCAGGGCGCAATGGCAGATAGACGCTCACGGATTTTGGAGATCTTCAGGTGACCGCCTTATTAGAAAAGAGGAATTAGAAAATGTTTCAGTAAAGAATCTTCAGGCTATTTATCGAAAATATAGCAGGGACCATGTTTATGATTATAAAGAGCATGTAGAGCTGGCTAAGAAACTTGATACGGAAGGTAAACTCCCAGCTACATTTATGGTGGTTGCGCCGGGAAGCTGGACATGGGAAGTATGGGACGATATTAACCGTATGCGCACCTTAAATACTACACAGAGCCGGAGAAGAGCACAGCTCCATGTATGCCCTTTACAGCTGGATATTGCAGAACGAATTATTAACAGATATTCCAACGAAGGCGACCTTGTAGCGGATCCGTTTGCGGGCCTTATGACGGTTCCTATGACTGCTATTAAAATGGGTCGGAGAGGATATGGAATCGAATTAAATCCGGATTATTTCAGAGATGGCGTTGGATACCTGCAGGCGGCAGAGGACAATATAGATACACCTACATTGTTTGACTTTATGCCAGAAATAATTAGTTAAAATATTATCCAATATTGAATAATATCCGTATGTGAAGTATAATAAATCAAAATGATGAAGGAGTATGAAAGGAGACAGAAATTTGAAGAATTGGGTTAAATGGGTGAACGTAGCAGCTGTAGTTTCTATTGGAATTTGTATTACTAAGAATCTTAATTGCTTATGGGCGTTTTTCATTCCGGTTTTCTGTGAATAACGGAGGTATACCGGCTATGAGATATAACTTACATATGTTTTTACGAAAGACAATAATGCGGTGGACCAGGAAGAACTGCGGTACCTGCAAGCATTATGACGGAAGATTTGGTGATGAGACCTGCTTTACCTGTGAGCGGAGTATAAAGGCGGTGGGATATGAACGAAGGTGAACTTAGGAAATACTGGTCCGCTTATACGGACGCTTGGAAACTTATGAAGAATCGTCAGATGGTAAGACCGGAGCATGTAGCACAAATGATAAAGAAGCATGAGAATCCTGTCATGAGTAGGCTGTTCTGCCTGGTGGTCTGGCAAGAAATAAAAAGGATTAAAGCTGGGGGCACTTCTCTTCTGGATAAGCAGTACGAAGAATGCCTTACCGGAGCATGGAAACTGTTTAAGAAGTACAGCGAACCGAATGATACAGATGAATACTGGAATGGTCTTGTTGACATGATTGGAGCCATGTCCAAAGAATATAGCAATTGTAGTTTTATAAGCAATCTCCTGGTCCATGTTACGCTGGAAGAACTTGAGCGGATTTGGAGAGCCAGTAAGAAAGTAGGTGAAAAATGAAATTACAGGCCACAGAACATAGTTATTATTGTAGCGAAAGCAATCATTATGTCGGCAATCAGCATGGTGAAAATTTCGGAAGATGCGAATATGATACGTGGGCAGATTTTCAAGAAGAATGGCTTGATTCAGACGGCGTAAGCATTGATATTGACTACAATCTATGTTTTCGCTTTGATATTGAGCAGAAACACAATCCAGATACAGATGAGCCGATAGCTGAATTTGAGCTTTGGTTATTCTTTATGCTACAAAGAAAAGGGATTTATCGCCCGGTATGGATTAAGCATATTGATGAAAAGGACATGCCTGGAATAAAAGGCTTTTTGGAAAAACAATGGCACTACATACAGTACCAATGGAACGAGTTGATTGAAAAATAATGAAAGGAACCGTTCCCCGGCCGGGAGAGTGTACACGGAACCTTTTTGAAAAATGAAAGATGTAATTATAGACTACTTCTGCGGTGGTGGAGGTGTAAGTGTTGGTGGACAGATGGCCTGGGGGCGTAGCTTCGATTTTGCAATTAATCATAGTCCTTCAGCCATATCAATGCACAAATACAATCACCCGTATACGCACCATTTTCCAGAAGATATCATGAGAGTAAAAATTGGAAAATTTCTTTCATGGGGGCAGAGAGTTAGCTTTGTTTGGGCAAGTCCAGACTGTACCTCGCATTCGAATGCAAAAGGAGATAAGCCCATAGAAAGAGGATTGCGAATACTTCCAATGGGTGTCTGGAAGCAATGCAAACTGATTTTAAAAGCAACAGGGAAAGTTCCAGAAGTTATTATGATGGAAAACGTTAAAGAAATCCAGAAATGGGGACCTCTAGATAAGAACGGTAAGCCCATTAAGGCCCGTGAAAGTGAGTATTACAATAAATTTATTCGCCTTATGAAAGCTTTTGGGTATGAGTTTGAATGCAGGGTTTTAAATTCTGCTGATTATGGAGCGCATACAGCCAGGGTGCGCTGGTATGGACAATTTAGGTGTGATGGTAGGCCGATTGTTTGGCCGGAGCAGACACATTCTAAAGGTGGTGTAAATGGCCTAAAGCCTTGGGAGCCGATTAGTCAGGATATTGATTTTACGGATTTAGGCAACCCTATATTTACTAGGAAACGGCCTTTGAAAGATAAGACACTGAGCCGTATCGCAGCCGGGATTAAAAAGTTTGTAATTGATGATCAGAACCGGTTTATTCTTCCGGACAAAGTGGCGGCGCCGTTTTTAATACAATATCATTCCGAAACAGTAAAGGGAGAGGTCCGGGGCCAGAGTTTAAAGGAGCCAATACAGACTATTGATACTGCAAACCGTTATGCTCTTGTAACCTGTTTCCTATCGAAGTTTTATAAGACAGGAACGGGCCAGACAATAAATGAGCCAATCCATACGATAACCACCTCTCCTGGGCATTTTGCTTTGGTGTCAGCTTTCTTGATTAAATATTACAGCGGAGACATCGGCCAGAGTTTAAACGAGCCAATCCATACGATTGTCACAAAGGACCGGTTTGGTCTTGTCCTTGTGGTAATAGATGGAGTAACATACCAAATCATAGATATATGGTTCCGAATGTTGAAGCCTGAAGAACTGAAATTGGGACAGGGATTTCCAAAGGATTATATCATTGATTTTAAAATGCCGAATGGTAAGCCTTATCCTAAAACAATGCAGGTTGAGAAAATCGGAAACAGCGTTGTCCCCCTGATGGCAGAGAAGCTTTGTTATACAGCTTGCCCTTATCTAAAGGTGGGGGAACGAATGCCGAACATGAGGATTGATGATAGCCAGGAGCAGCTTAGGTTTGCTTAATATGATTGAAGAATATCAGGAGGTTGAGACATGAAATATAAATGTATAAAGCAAATGTGCTTAGAAAAGGTAGATGGGGACGGCTTCAGCATTCCGAATGAATACGGAATTGTGCCGGTAGGTTCTATCTGGCATGAAGATAAATCAAGCATTATTGGTGGTGAAATTCATCTGGAATGCGCAAGCGGAGCAGAGGATTTGGGCTGGATAGAAATTTCTAAAAAGGATTTGGAGGAGTTTTTTGAATTAATAAGCTAAGGCTTTTGAAGAGGTGAGCTATGAGCAGTAGGCCAGAGGTTACAAAATTTTTATCATTGTCTATCCAGAAGCACATAAACCCCAATAATGACCCAAGAATTTACTGGGCGGCAGAAGTGACATTTGACTATGCCACCAGTAATGCGGTCCGGGTCGATTATATGAAATTTAAACCAGTAAACAATACGGTATCTGGTATTGAAAAGGGGGACTTCTACTGCTTTGAAGTGAAGTCCTCGGTGGAAGATTTTCATTCAAAGAACGGACATAATTTCTTGGGCGATTTCAATTATTATGTCATGCCTGAGGAAGTATACGAAAAAGTGAAGAATGAAATACCGTACAGAATCGGGGTATATGTTCCTGATGGAAAGAATTATCAGGGCGATTGGTATGATTTAAAATCTGTCAAGAAAGCCGTGAGGAAAGACAGGGACAGATCGGTACCAGAAATGTTGCTAATGATGTTTCGGTCAGCAACAAGGAGAAGTGTCTAATCTGGAATTCTCTTAGCAGTGGAAGAAAGGAAGCATTATGGAAATAGGCGAATTAGATATGCATTGTGGCAACTGTGGTGTAATTGATTATTGCACAGAACCGTTTGAAACGCCAGCTTTATGCTGTGTCAGTGCACTTGCTGATGTTTCCGAAGAAGATTATATTCAGCTGGCAGAAGAAATAACGTCAGAGGAAATTGAAGAGAAACAGCGGCAGTATGAAGAAAATGGTGTGGGCTGGACGGACGAGGATAAAGGGGCTATTTGCGATATCGTACTGGAAAAATTGTTTTCAAAAGAATAGGATTTAAAAGAAATATTGTTCCTTGATAATTGAATATTGATGGTTGGTGGTGTATAATTATCTTATCAAATTTTATACAAGGGGGATAAGAAATGGAGCAAAGAATTATTAATGGTCAAGCATATGCACACCCGTTTGAGTACATCATGCGTGACGTATTCCAATGTGACAGAGGCGGAGCTTGCGGAATGGCAGATGCTGATTTTATTAGAAAGCATCCTTATACAGCGGTAGCAGCAACATGTATGTACATATATGCTAATGCCGACGAGAAGAAAAAAGAAGAAATAGAGAAATTTCTTGAAGATGCCTATTTTCATTTCCAATTTGACTTAGACACACTTCTCTCATTTGAAACGAATGAGAAAGAAATTGATGGTGGATCATATACTTTGAGTTATGATAACGGAGAAGCAACAATTGAGGCGCTTGAAGAAAAGTTCAGGAATATTTGTAAGAAATAATTGTAAAAACCAACTATCAATATTCGGTAGTTGGTTTTTTGTTACCCAAAATGAAAGGAGGTCGGAGCTTCTGGCCAGGAGACACGTGTCGGCTCCTTTCGAGAAAATGTATTTGCTTAAAGAAGGATTGAAATTCCCTAAAACAACGTTTGTCAATATGAAACATATGCCATTTGAGATAAAACCATCTTTTAGCGCACAGCGCATAGTACAGTGGCACGAACATTGGGGTGGATTAATTTACATAGCATTTAGCGGAGGTCTTGATAGCACGGTGTTGGCTCATTTAGTCTGCATGACTTATCGAGAATATGGACTGACCGGAGAGATACCATTGGTTTTTTGTGATACTGGAGTGGAATTCCCGGAGATTAGAAAATTTGTTAAGGAATATGTCGCATGGTTGAAAACCCAATTTCCAGAGCTGACTATTACTTTAAAAATAATGTACCCAAAACATAATTTCAAGTGGGTGTGTGAGCATAAAGGATTTCCTCTGATCAGCAAAGATACAGCCAGTAAGATTAAAAAGTTAAGACATGGAAAACTAAGCGAGAAGTATCGCAATTATCTTCTTAATGGTGATGAACGTGGAAAATTTGGCATGTTGGCTAAAAAGTGGCATTATCTAGCGGATAAACAGATTACAGAAGAGGATATTTCGGACATATGCTGTGAGATTCTTAAAAAAGAACCTTTCAAGAGATATGTAAAGGAGACAGGTAGATATCCATTTATCGGGATTACACAGGACGAGGGATTTCGTCGAGAAAATCAGTACAATCATACGGGGTGCAACGTATATGATGGTACTACCATTAAAAGTCAACCGTTAGGATTCTGGACGAATCAGGATGTTCTACAGTATAAAATGGAGAATGAAATTCCCATTTGCTGTGTATATGGAGAGGTAAGAAAGAATCATTGTGGGATATATGAATTAACGGGAGAACAAAGAACTGGTTGTATCATATGTGGCTTTGGCTGTCATCTGGAAGCAGAGCCGAATCGCATACAACGCCTGGGAACTTCTTCTATTGATACACATAGAGAAGTATATAATTGGGGAATGAGAATTGAGAACAATGGAGTTACTTATCAAGAAGCATTGAAACATTGTGGCGTAGCTACGGAGACCTGGGAATCGATTGGGCAAATGAATCTTGCTGATTTTCTGAATGAAGAAAGGAAGGAACTCTGAAATGGCACAAGTAAAATGGTTAGATGAAACCTGTAACTGCTGTGGTAAGCCAATTAACAGTTGGGATAAGCGAATATCAAAGGTCCTGGCCTATAAATATCCTTGCTGTGAGAAATGTATAGCAAAGGAGTATGATGTGGCAGTAGGAGCTCTTAGAAGCCGCATGGAGGATTATTTTGGCATTAGGCCATGCATGGGGATATAGGTAATGGAAAAAGAATATAATTTACTTACCAAAGAGCTTTTGGCGGAGGGATACACGGTTGATAATTTCCCTGCTTATGTGAGGATATGCACTTCCAGATTTTCAGGAGACAATCCACTTTTTAATTTGGCAGGCGGATTTGAATATCTTCCATCATACAGAGATGAATTTATATATAAAACAGGCTGTGGAATGTATGTAAAAGGGAGCCATGTACTTAGCGATATGAGCTATATGGGTATTGATTGGAGCCATGAAAATAACTGCCCGGTTATCCGTTGTCCTTATGATAGAGCTGATTGTCCGGATAATAATGAGATTTTACATGGTTTGCAAGGCGGTGGCCTGTGTATCCAATGCTGGTGTGTCTGTCATAAGACCCAAGAAATATATGATTATGAAAATAGTTTGGAAAAGGCCAATAAAGAACGCAACGATGAAATAGACCGAAAATACAAAGAATATGTTGAAACTCACCATGGCAGAGTGTGCCGCAATCACATGGGTTATGATGAGCGAATAAGGACGTGGAGCCAGTATTATGAACCTTCCAGATGTGCTAAAATTTGCTATAGTCAGGACGGATATTGCCCTATACTTGGAAAACAGTTAAACAAGAAGCGTGGAAATGTTTATTATGATTTAAAAACCAGTTGTCGCCGGCATGATGATACAATCTTCAATGGGGACCATTCGGTCTCAGTCGAAAAAGGTATCCGGTATTTTGACCGTCCTGTTAGTATGGATATTTGTGAGGCATTTATTAAAGTACAGTCTGGTAATATTTATGAACGCCTAAAACGTAACGTGCGTTCCGAGCAATTTTTTGACAAGAGTTATTCCATAGAGGTCTTGAATATTCGAGCAGAATCGAAACCCAGCAGAGATTTATTACAAGACTTGCAGGACATAAAAGACGGAATTCAGGTTACTCATGCAACCGATGTGGAAAAGCTTTCTAAGAGTGCAAAAAGAGAACAGCGCCAGATTACGAAGCAAAAGAAAATTGAGAAATTAGAAAAGAAAATACTTGAGGTCGGATATGAGAATTTTGAAGAGTTTAGCCTTGATAAGATACATGCTGATAAATGGCTTTCGGAAGAACGAATAGAAGAGTTGGAAAATATACGAAAACAGAAGATAAAAGAAGAACAGGAGAAACCAGTACAGTTAAGCCTGTTTGATTTGTAAACTTTAAATATATAGCCGGGGCAGAGTCCCCGGTAAAAAAATAACCCGAAAAGAACATACATTCGAATCAATAACAATAAACAAGCGGCAGAGTCCCCGACCAAAGTTCTTCTACCGCTTTACGCTTAAGGACATTATAAATCAAATTGTCTCCTTAAGCAACTGAAATTTATAGAAAAGGAGATTACATGTTATGAATGGACAAACTGTTAAAGCACAGGTTATCAATAATATTATTGTTGCTATGGCAGGGCATGTGGCGAAAGATGTTCTGGATATTCTTCATCAGGTGATTGTAAAAGAATTTGTAAATGTCAATATGGAAGAGATAACAACCCTCCCGGCAGAGTACCAGAATGATACGGATCAGAAGAATAAGTATATCATTCAGCTTTTCATCGTCAAGAAGAAAATCAAGGATAATACAAAGGAAGCGTATCTTAGTGCCATTAAGCGTCTGATTACCCTGATTGATAAGCCATTGGACCGAATAGAGGAATCCGATATCAGCTATTATCTGTCCTGGTATGAGAAGCGGAATATTAATGCCGGCGGTAAGAAGAATCAGGCCGTGACCGTGAATAATGAAAGACGTTTCCTGTCAGCATTCTACACCTGGATGAGGAAGGAAAAGTTAATCAGTGACAATCCTGTGGAGGCAACAGATCCGCTGAAAACAATTCGAAAGCCGATTGATTATTTTAAACCAGAAGAGATGGCGAAGATGAGGGACGCATGCAAGAATTCTAGAGATCGCGCATTAATTGAAGTGTTGCGGAGCACCGGGGCCAGAGTGGGAGAGTTGGTTGAGATCACCCTTGACCAGATAGACTGGAATACCGGGGATATTATGATTCAGGGGGAAAAGAATGACAGGTATGAGCCTATATTCTTAGATGATGAAGCGCGGTATTATTACAGGCAGTATCTGGATTTAAGGAATGATGAAAGTCCGTTTATGTTTCCACAATGTAGGGCACCTTATTGGAAAATGTCAACGTCTGGAATCCGGAGCGTTATAAAAACCATTGGCAATCGAGCAAAGTTGAAATGCCGAGTGTATCCTCATAAATTGCGTAAAACTCTGGGAATGAGCCTTAAAAACAAGGGAGTGGACCTTGGCACCATTCAGGAGATTTTGAGGCATTCCAGTCCGTCAGTAACGGCTATTTATTACGCTCAATCTACACCGAATACATTAAGAAGTGTGAGAGAGAGGTGTGCAGGATAATGGGAAATAATACAAGAAATCAATTAAAAAATCTGGTTACCATTAATGCTGCAATCGAAGAAGCAGGGGAAGAAATCCAGATGGTGCAGAAGGAAATGAATATTCATGGCCATGATAAAAAGTATGTTTCTGCTTTGAATGCGCTGAATCAAAAGATTGTATATTTTCGGTATCAGAAAGTCAAAGTCTGCATGGATTTGTATGATAAAATTGAAGCCATTGAAGATGAACAGGAGAAGCGGTTGCTTAAGTACCGATATATAAGAGGTTACCGATGGGAGATTATTGCTGATAAGATGGGATATAGTGTCAGGCAGGTTTTCAATATACACAATAAGGCCATCAAGTTACTTTGCATAGAAGTGCAGTGAATCTTTGTGATATGCTCCAAATTATAAAGGAGGCTTATTGCATGAACAGTTTTATTAGTTGGATTGGTGGAAAGAAGTTATTGAGAAAGCAGATACTGGAACAGTTCCCGGATCAGGATTCCTATAACCGGTATATTGAGGTATTTGGCGGAGCTGGCTGGCTATTATTTTCAAGAGATAAACATGCTCCTTTGGAAGTCTTTAATGATGTCAACGGGGAATTGATCAATCTATACCGGGTGGTTAAATATCACCCGGAGCCATTGCAGAAAGAGATGGAATGGTTATTAATGTCTCGCGAGCAATTCTTTGACGAACTGAATCGAAACACCAGAGGAGTGACGGATATACAACGCGCTGCTAGGTACTTCTGTTTGATTAAGGAAAGTTTTGGAACAGACTGCAGATCATTTGGAGTGAGTTCCAGAGACATACATAAGGCAGTGGATTATTTGAAAGATGTATCAAATCGATTGAACCGCGTCGTTATTGAAAACCAGGACTTTGAACGACTGATAAAAACATATGACAGGCCAGATTCGTTATTCTATCTGGATCCTCCATATTACGAAGCAGAGAAATATTATCCGGACCGGTTCAATCCGGAGGATCATGAAAGGCTGTGTAAATGCCTGAGTGATTTAAAGGGAAGATTCGTTTTATCTTATAACGATTGCCAGCAGATACGTGATTTGTATGAGGGATATACTATCATTGAAGTTGACAGAATGAATAATTTGTTGAACAAGGATAGGAGCAGGAGATACAAGGAGTTGATCATAAAGAATTTCAAATAAGGTAAATGATTTTGATACCCCCCGGGTATGCGTTTCTTAATCTGGAATGCTCATTTTGAAACTTTGAAAATTAACGTTAAAAATCTGACTTAGATTGTGCTGATATTTTGAAAAAAATCCAGTTCATATCCTTGTGATATTTTGAAAATTTTCAGATTGCTCTTGTAAAGGATTATCGTTCTTGCTATGATTATGCAGGCATTACCACATGGCTTAATCCCCAGCCAGGGCCTTGTATTTGCCCCGCAGAGGGCATTAAGATAGCACGTGGTCACTTGATCGCATTTAGAGACCCGAACCAATATAAAGGCTATTTGGTGTTATGATATCATATGCCAGTAGAGACTTCAAGGACAAAATCAGAAAGCCAATTGAACCGCCAGAATGGTGGCCCGCGTTGCGTAGCTTTATCAAACATAAGCTTGTACCTCCTCACTTAGATTTTTGCATACATCAAGCCGCGCCCGTCCACGTCCTGCCCCGTGGCTTTGTAGGGCGTAGCCTGATCATATGCGGGGTGCTATCGTGCAACCGTTTAAACGCCGGATTACATCACCGGGGCGGTGTAAGATGGATAGTTGCCGGCTTGCGTCAGGCAGTAGGCAGGTACACGCCTTTAGCAAGTGCTTAATGGCCGCCGCCGGAATCGAACCAGCGGTACTCCAACGGCCTGCGAGTGCTATTTTTCGATGTATCCAGCTTTTTCGAGTGCTAGAGCCACAGGGTCAGTTATACTGACTATGGCATAGGTGTTCCAACCATTTTCTACTACGGTGTGGACGATAGCTTCAGCACCCATACGGCGACACCACTTAGCGAAACGTTCGATATTGCTTCGAAAACAACGGGGGTATTTATAGCGCTCAAGGTTAATGCAGTATAAGTACCCGGCTATGCAACCGGGGTACTTGGCGTAATTTGTTATCTGATGAATTAACGCGACCCTCCTATAACGGCCCTGATATCCAAGTAAGGTGTCAACATATTTTGGTATGGTCATCTTTCCTTTTTCTTCCCTTATCCCTGGGAGCCGGGAAATAAAAGAACGGTGGCGGACTGAACCGCCCACGGCTTAACCGTAACCGCCTAAATTGGATTTACTGGACCATGGTTTTAATAAAATCATCTATGCTGTTATTTGCAGTAAAATAATTTGCTGGGAAGTGCTGATCCACTATCTTTTTCAGTGCTGATATTGCGCTTTTTAAGGTTTTTTATGGTTTGTATAAAGTCCAGTAGTCTTGATATTCATTTAATAACTCAGAGAAGTAAAAATCCTTTTGCATTATCACGTATTGCCCGTCTTGGGATTTTACCATGTAACTGTTCTTTATTTCCTCTTCTCTTTCTTTAAGCATATTCCGATCGCTTTCCTCTTCAACAATTTCAACAGAATTGCATTTCTGGAGGTTATCAGAAACAATTCCGATATTAAAAACTTTCCCTACGTAATAAGCTGTAGCTTCTTGAACTGTCCCATTGAAGCGTGTTGTTGTGTTGTCACCGTTTGCATAATTTACTTTAATTGTCATAGTGTTGTCCTCCTAAAATTTGGTAATCCGGCGGTTGCTTTGACGCTACGGCTTGACCGCCGCCGGTTAAATTAGATAATTGCAATTCGCTTGTCTCCACTGTCAAGGGCTTTCTGGAGCTTGTTAGACATACTGGTTAAGTTCTCCGCTTTGAGATTTAAGAGCCCCTTTTCAATGGTGCTTGCTTCGGGGGACGCGGCGGCATTTGTATTGATTGCCGCATTCCTATCAAGCTCCCCAATAATCCATGCAATTTCAGTTGTTGTCAAATTAATCATTCTGTTACCTCCGATTTTTTGTTTTCCTCCGCTCTGCATTTACCAGGGCTTGTGACCTGCGGAGCTTGTCCGGCTGCATTAGAGGGGCGGCAGTGGCCGCCTAATAAGCGAATTTCGAATTGAAGATGATGGACATGTAATGAGATTTTGAAACTCTTATCGGCCGGAAGTTCAGGCAACCTACTTGCTGGCCTATGTAGTAGTGGTTGCATTTTGAAATTTTGCAGATCCAAATTTTATTTTGATTCCAGTTATCTACCCTGTGTTCTGTTTTCATGTGGAGCTCCTTTCCTTAAGCGAATATGAAATTGTGAATCTTATTTTTCATGGTAGCAGGCATTAAGAAAGCGTAACCAGTGCGAACTCTCCAGCTACAAACTGCACGAGTAGCAATGTAAAGCCGTTTCTGCTGTTCACTATCAAGTTGTAAAACTTCTATAATCGCCTGAACTGCGCTTTGTGCTCTATCGTGTGACTGATTGGCATATGACAGGTGATCTTTGCGTTTTTTCAAGCCATCAAAATCTCCGTTGTAAAGTGTCTTCCCAGAATAGCAATAATCGTTATAACAGGTGTTTTGTTCCTCGACTAAATCAATCAGCCTTTCGATGTCAATGTTCATTTTCATAATTTCTACCGCCTTTCAATGCGACTTGTTTATAAGTATCCCGACCGCCAGCCGGCGGTTTCGTCTTAATTTTCAAAGACTCTTCAGGGGATTTATTCTCTATTTTCTAATTCTTCTTTTGCTGATTTCAAAATATCATCATCATAAACAGAATTGGCAATCTGTATTCTTACTACTTCCATTCCGTAACTTTCAAGGTATTTTTTACACTCTTTGGTGCTTTTAAAATATCTATAGTCTTTGTAAACTTCCTTGGTGTTTGGATATGTCATAATAAACTCGAATAATTCCATGATAGTTACCGCCTTTCGATTGACTTATTTGTGTTGCTTGCTATGTTTATACTATATCACTTTAGAAAGTGACTGTCAAGCGATTTTATAACTTTCTTAAGTGATAAATATGATTTGACTTTTTGTCAAAGATATTTTATACTTAATTAACTGGAGGAGGTGCGTTATGTTACGATATAAAATAGATGTTGCTGATGCCTTGGAGCGCAAAGGGTTTAATTTGTATAAGGCAAAGACGACAAAGCTTTTAAGTCAAGACACACTAAAGAAAATTAAGAAAGAGGATACTACTATATCCTTAGAAAGCCTTAACCGGATATGTCTAATATTGGATATGCAACCAAAGGATTTGATAGAGTTTAAAGCAACTGAAGAAGAAGAGGAAATAAAAAAGAAACATAACTTTTAAAAAATGTCTTGAAAATAACTTTTGGAAGTGATAATATAGGGGCAACAAATAAAATACCTTGCAAGACAAGGGAGAAAAGAGGAAGATTATGATGACAAGAGAAAGGGCATGGGAGTTAGCAATCGAAGGGATTGAAAAAGCGTATGAAGAAAAATTCGGGGAACCGTTATGGCAGGCCTTTGGAAACTCCGTAGCCTATCAAACATATCTTCGGCAGATCGAGAACGATAGCGATTTCTCAGATCTTGATGAGTATGCAACGGAGGAAGAGTACAAAGATTCTTGGTATAAGTGGTTCATGGATGAAGCCGAAGAGATCACGGATAATGACCGAAAGGAATATCAGTTATAATAATTTATGTCTGAATCCAGAAAGGCGGAGGATATGAGGCAAGTGAGAGACTTAACCGGCCAGCGATTCGGCAGGCTTGTAGCTAAGTATCCCACAGACAAGAGACTCGGTACATCCGTGATTTGGCATTGTGCCTGTGACTGTGGGAAAAGCTGTGAAGTTGCTGCCGTGAATCTTTTGGCAGGAACTACTAAAAGCTGTGGGTGCTTGCGAAGCGAAGCGGCGAAAGAGCAAATCGATAAAAACAGAAATCCGAAGTATATCGACATCACGGGCAGGACCTTTGGAGAGCTTACCGCGAAGTATCCCCTCCTGGACGGAAAGCGTGGCAAGGGTATGAGTATGACTTGGCATTGTGAGTGCAGTTGTGGAAAGGCGGTCGATGTGCCATATGGCAGTCTAGCAAGTGGGAGTACGACATCATGTGGCCATGTTTGTGTGGACAAGATTAGGGAGCTTTATGTCAACGGTACAGCCCCGTGTAAATTGACATCCACGATTAGTGCGTCAAATAAATCCGGAGCTACGGGCGTGTATTACAACAAAGTGCGAAAAAAGTGGATAGCCCAAATAATGTTTAAGCGCAAGAATTATTATCTCGGAGGTTACGATGTTTTAACTGATGCAATGGACGCACGAAAGCAAGCAGAGAAAGAGATTTACGGTCCTTTCTTGGAGTGGTACGCAAAAGCATATCCTGATCAGTGGGAAAGATTGCAGAGAAAGAAATGTTAAGGACCGGCGGTTGTTGGCTCTTTTCGTATACATTTTGATTCCAATTTGTACACAAAATGTTTCCACAGATTTAGATATAGATATATAAATACATTGCGCAAAAACATGATCATTGCATCATATGCAAGGCCGGACTTCTCCAAAAACTCTATAATGATTAATAAATAAAAGTTATTGACAGATATTGGATATTCTGTTATCGTAAAGATAATTGAAAGAAGGCCGTATATAGCCACGTTAATATATACATTTTCGGAGGATAGGGATATATAGATTTTATATATTACTCCTTCACCCTGGTAGCTCTAGGAGCCGTGACCCGTTGCATAACGTACTTGCAACAGGTGGCGGCTTTTTTATTTGGCCGTAAATCGATTTTAAGGAGGTAGACGAGAAAATGTCCGCGGAAGAGATTGGAAACGGCGTAAGATGGCAATATGAACGCTAAAACAGCATTTGATCTATAGGTTATAGTACAACTAGAACAAATTCAGAATGAATCTAAAATTGAGGGGTGAGGCAGATGAAAGGAATGAGTGATAAATGTGATCGGAAAAGTTGCCGGTTTTGTGAGACCGGTAAATGCACAGATCAGGAGCAACGGAACGAATGCTTAGGCCTACTCTTTCAAATCCTCCCCGATCCTGATGACCGGATAACATTTGCCCTGGTAGACCAGGTTGTAAAAAATTAAATAAACCTACTGGGATATCAATGATAAGTACCCAGATGTTAAATATATAAAGCTTTTATATGTATCTGTATGATGTATATATGATACCCGTATAAGAGCCAGAAAGGAGTTATAAATATTATGCCTAAGTCAGATGAGTATACAGTAGATGGCTTTGATATAGAGCTTGATACAGATGATAAAGATACAGACGATAGAGATTATATTAATAATATTACAGCTACAATTATGGATATATCTAATGAGTTTATAAAGAGGCATAGTAATATTAATCTATGTTCTTCTCAAGGATTATCTGAGTTATTAAAGGATATAGGACGTAAATATAAAGTTGGATTTAATACAGTCACTAAAGAGTATGATATCAAAGAACTAAATATATTATGGGACATCTATACAGTTATCTGTTGTACATGTAGGATTAAGCCCACACTGCTCCGCTTTAGTATGATGGCGGGTATTAACAAGGACACGATAAACAGCTGGTTAAAAGGTGAATTTGATGGGCGGGTCGCTTCCGGCCATTCCGTTTCGGCACAAAAATGGAAATCGGAATGCGAGTCAACTTTGTACGATGAGGTAATCCAAACCGGCAATATCGGCTGTATGTTCGCCCTAAAAGCCAATTATGGATACCGGGATAATGTCCAGATCATAGCCTACGATGATAAGGCCGGGAAACCGGAATACACCCGGTCGGAGATTGAGGACAGAGCAAAAACAGTGGACCTGCTGCCGGGATCGGCTGACGAACTACCGGATTAAAGGCAAAAGAAAAGCCCCGGCGAATGCCAGGGCAGATGTTAAATCAAGAATAAATGTTTCTGTATTGCTTCTTCGACTTGTTTCGGTTGTATACCGATATATCTTTGAGTAACGGCGGTACTTGAATGTTGCAGGAGTTGCCGAACGATTTCAATGTTGTAGCCATTGCTGTTATAAATGTCGGTAGCATAATACTTGCGGAAGCTGTGAGAACCGATATTTTCAAGGCCTAGAGATTCACAAGCCAGTTTTAAATGCTTTTGTATGGCTCTTTCGCTTATGTCAAACAGCTTTGCACGGCTTGAAATGCCGTTATCAAGCGCATATTGCAAGATGTAATTATACAGTTCGACCGGTACAGTAAAATTCCTTTGCTTTTTAGTTTTCCCCTCTGTGATGTCAAGGCGATAGCGTTCGCCGTCTTTGATTATGTCACAGGCATGGAGCCGCAGCACATCGCCTATACGTAAGCCCAGGTTGGCTTCCAGCACTAAGGCAGTAGCGATCCGGTTGTTTGGCTTACAGATGGTTCCGTCCTTGGCCGTAAAGCCGGACCGGATAGTGTCAATGATAAGCTGATATGTTTCTCTGGTTAGTGCAACTGTTTTTTTATTCATTCTGTACTCCTCCTTAAAAGTTCGTAAAACACCTATTAAAAGTTCGTATAATCTATTGATACCATAATACCATATGATGAAACCATTGTAAATACGTAATAGTTCGTAATTTGATTATTTTACGAACTTTGAAAACGCAAGCAAATAAGACACCCGGCAGGGGGGGTCTATAGGAATTGATTTTTAGGCGTAGTTGGGTCCCGAAGTAACGAAAAAATCAAAAAAGGCTTTTTATCAAAGTCAAGAATCTGATCAAGAAAGTAAAGAGGTATTCATCATGGTAGACCTTACAGGAAAATTTATAACCACTACGACAAATGAAGAAAGTGAAAGATTGCTTAGAATGGCTTCTGCACGAGGATATAGAACAGATATTGGATTGAAAGCAATGGTCAACAATAGATTATTCTATTTCTCTGAATTTCCTAAGTGGATATCTACTCCGGCTTATTTTCATTCACCAGATAATGCTTATACATACCAGGAATTATTTGGTGAAGAAGATGAGGAAATGAGCAGGATACTATCTGATTCATTGCGCTTCTGCCGGGCTCATGGATATAGCATTTTCAGGATTTATGTTGATGAAGAAACCATGGCATTTAAGGGCAAGGCGATAGCCAAAGGAATTTCAGGAGATCGTAAAGAAATTGATATGAGCATTGGGAAACCTATTAAGCTTTCAAAAGCTGATATTGAACTGCTTGTAGGCTGTCCTGTTGAAATCGTTTCTTAGAAAAGTGATTCTCAAATTTTTAAAAAATATAAAAAGGCCTTTTCCCGGGAGGATACATAAATGTTCAATCGAAAATTATTGTTTGCCAAAAGGCATAGAGGAACTTTCCTGTTTGCTTTTGTAAATTTCAAAACTCAGGAATGCTATGAATGGTATATCCAGTTCTCTTTAAAAGATCCTTGGTGGGTTCCCAAATATGATCCGTACTACCTCAATGGAAAATGCCCATTAGCCGGCTGGTTATTTTTCTACTTTGGCAGACATACAAGAGGAGCTGTTATTCCTTGTCAGGAAAGTGATATTCATGAGGGCGAGAAACCTATAATTGATAAGGCCGGGAATCTGTATATGATTTATAATCTGCCAGATGAAGAACTGGCCAGAAAGTTCCGGCGGACGATTCTCCGGTATAACTGTGATGTTGAAATCGAGAAAGATGGCGATAACGTGACACTTGTTAATCGGGTCCGGTCCAGAAGATGGATTTCAATTTTTCTTAAAAAATAAAAAAGGGGTTGTAGGAAGTCATGATTAATATAGCAGCAATAATAGCGTCACAGACAGCAATGCGTGCCGCAACGCAATTTACTTTGAATCAGGCAAAAAGGAGACGTGAAGAGGAAGCAAAAAGAAAAGATAAGCCTAAAAAGTAAATCTACGGGTTCCGGCGTGCATGGGAAGCCAGATTAAATGCGGTCAATCAGGTGGCGGCACCTGGGCGTAAAGTAGCCCGTAACTGGAATATGAGGTAAATATAATGAGTGTAAGTAATGATTCGTATTATAAGCCAGAGGAAGCGTTACAGGAATTAATGCTTCAAGAGCGTATTCTTTGTACTGCTATTGATATTCAGGCGCTACTTGGCCTTTTGGTGGATAAAGGGATTATTTCGAAGGAAGAGATTGATATGTTTAGAGACAGGGTTCGAAATCTTCCGAAGTACAAAAACTCTATTGAGGAAATAGAGCGGTTGAAAAAGGGATTTTCAGTTGCTAAAGATAATCCAGAAGCATATTTGAAAGCAATTTTAAATGCAAAGATGAGTGGCAAAATAAAATGAATTATTGAATTGGGGAGGTTATGAAATGTCAAAAGTAGAAATCAAAAACGATAAAGTAAATAATTCAGTGTTATTGAATGGAACAGATATAAGCAATCTCTTATCTGGGGTTGATTTGAGGATAGAAGCTGGGTGCTACCCAAATTTAACTCTTTATGCTCCGTTGGTGCCATCAGCAGCTATATTGCTGAACAATGCAGAGGTTAAGATTGATAATAAATTACTCCAGATTGCAGCAGAAATCATGCGAACTGAATTTATGCAGAAAGGTGACTGGTACAATGCTCTGGTAGATTCCATTGCACAGTATTTGAGAGCCATTCCAGCCAATGAAGGTTTATACAGCGTAGCGGAGGGACTTGCAGACCGTATTGTTGGTGCAGAATCGGACCGGGACAGCATTGACAATCTGGACCTTACTGTCAGGACATATAACTGTCTGAAACGTGCAGGTGTGGAAACAGTGAGCCAGCTTCGTCAGATGTCAGCAGTTGATTTTGCGAATGTAAAAAACTTCAGTCAGCGGTGCTTTGAAGAAGTTTTGGAAAAGCAAAAAATTATAAGTGCTGAGAAAGGGGACTCCATGGACAAGAAAGAATTGGCAAAGCTCATTGATGGGTATGAATACAGATCCGAACCTGAACCGTTTAGTAGTGTTAGGCAGGCAGCGAAAGAAGCTGGTTTGGTTATTGTTAGCGGAGCTTCAGATGATCTAATGATTTTTGATGGGGCCATTTATGATGAGGGTGGCTGCTTTGACGGTGGAAAGGTATTCTTTGACCGGAATGGCGTATCACAAGATGATTCAGAGCGTGCAAACTGCATTGAAGCTTTCTGGTGCGATAAGTCCGCAATAGATGAATATGGGAATGTCATTACCTGGACATATAAAACGGATATTCCACACGAAACATTCATGATGTATGAGGACGGGCAGCCGTATTGCCGGGGTATTGTGTTTGATTTGGCAGATGTGAAATAGGGGTGAGAGAATTGGAAGCATTGAAGTGGATTGTTACGGTTTGGAATGTATTTATGGTGATTTTTATTCTTTGGTTTTCCAGGGGACTGATCTGGAAGAGAGATAAGGCAGCAACAGTCGGATTTGGTGTTATGGCAATCATGTATATTCTGGCTTTGCCGCTAATATGGAGGTAACTGATATGATTTGTTTCTCAGAGCAACAGAAACAGGAAATAGTACATACAGGAATACTGGTAATTGAGTTCAAGAGGTCAATTGTAAAGGTCTTTGAATCCCTAAAAGACGTGATTGTGATTGTAAACGATGTATTGCTACAGTTTGCAGATAGAATCCTCAAAAGTGTACAGATAATTTGTAAAGAATACCAAAGTATGCCACCAAAGGAAAAATATAAGGGGGTCCGCGGGCTGGACAAGTGTGGATACACTGAAAAAGAAATTAACTTGATGGTAGGGGGAACATACCACTGCCGCAATAATTGTTAGGGAGGATATTGGAAATGAAGAATTGGAAAGTGTTTGTAATTGGAGCTGCTGCAGTATTTGCAGTGATTTTAATGGGAGTGTTTGGAATCCAGGGAAGCCAGAATAAGGCAATCTACCTGGAAGAATCCATTCAGACGGCTCAGTCAGATATTAAGGTGCAAGAAAAGCGCCGGGTAGATTTGGTTTATAACCTTGCGGATTGCGTAAAGCAGTATGATAAGCACGAGGCAGATACCCTGACAGCGATTGTAGAGGGGCGGGGCAGTACTGGAGATATTGAGAATGTGACAACGGCAATAACGGCGGTATCTGAAGCTTATCCGGAATTAAAGAGTAATGAGAATTATAAGCAGCTCATGACTGAATTAGCCACAACCGAAAATCTGATGGCACAGTACCGGGAGAATTATAACCGGCAGGTGGGTGCATATAATCGTTATGTTAAAGGATTCCCAGCCAGAGTTTATCTTGATTGGTGCGGATATGAACGTCAGGATTACCAGCGATTGGATTACAATGCCCCGTCAGATGCTCCTCAGAATTTGTTTAAAGAATAGGAGGACGATTCATGGAAGAATTAAAGATGTCCATAGATGAGATGATTTCAACACTTGATGGTGCAAGCGGACGGTTAACCGTTGAAGCGCTTAAGAACCCGGTAATCAGGGAAGCAAAGGAAATGGTTATGAAAGTCAGCATAGCCCTTGGAGAATTAGCAGAGGAATTGGAAGAATCTGCTTACCTTGAAATTGACGAAGATTAAAGAGGACTTGATATGAAAAGGTCATGGGATTTTGGAGATTTTGAAATCACATTACGAGAAGTCATAGCCAGCGTTACCATTGTTGCTGTTATGTTCCTGATTGGATTTGTGATAGCTGGGAAAATAGAAGCTTACCAGATGGATAAGAACGCTGAATATAATAAGGCGGTACATATTACGGACACAGAAATGTTCCGTTATGGCATGGACACAAGCCTTGGGAATGCTTTTGTTTATGGGAACCTGCAAGCAGTTGATCCGGTGACATACCCTGAAATTGGCGGAGAGTACTTATATGTAGAAAAAGTGAAAGAAAGATATACAAGACATACCAGAACAGTTCATCATTCGAATGGAAAAACTTCATGGACAACAACTGAAACATATTGGACATGGGATAAGGTCGGATCAGAAAATATACATTCGAACAATATACGGTTTTTGGAAATTGAATTTCCCTATGGAAAAGTAGTTATTCCACATAGTGAGTACATGGAAACAATTAAAGAATCAAACAAGATCAGATATAAATATTATGGTTGCCCGAAAGAACACACCGGATCCATATATACATTTCTGAAAGATGGCACCATAGCAGACAATACGGAATTCTTTAAAAATATGAATATTGAAGAAGCGTTGAATCAAAAGACTTCTGGAATTGGATTATGGCTGTTTTGGATATTCTGGATTGCTTTAACTGGTGTCGTGATGTTCGGATTCTATTACCTGGATAACGGATGGTTAGAGTAAAAATTTTCTCCTCATAGCTGTTTGCTGTTAAGGCGGAGCGAATCTGCCGTGAGGTTTTTATCCTTGTCTCCACTTAGTGGGATTTTCTGCATAAAGTCCTGTCGATGGGAGATGTATGGATAGCAGGTATTAGTTTTATGATGGTTAAAACAGGCAGAAGCGTATGTGAAGACATGCAGGTTGACAGACATACGTCAGGAAGCAAGACATGCGGTTCGAATCCGCATATACCTGTTGGGAATGATCTGGCTTAGCCAGTCAGAGAATTTCAAGTAAGAGGTTGCAAACTTTTGCGTGATTGCGGTGGTGGTTCAAATCCACAATCCCGTTATATGAGTATGTGTGAGGCTAACATTGAAAGTATGGCAGGTAAGGCGTAGGGATAATCGCAGGTTCGATTCCTGCCACCGCAATTTATAAAATTGTTTAAGAGGGGAATAAGCTAATCTGGTGAAAGCGCCTGCCTGAAGAGCAGGAGAGATAGGGTCGGAACCTATACTTCCCATTTGCTTCTTTTTTTCATTCACAGCCGAAAGCGACAACCTAATGGAGCAGGTGCAGGGTCTAATAGGATTGTGGTTGTGTCTAAGAGTTGCATCATAACTAAGGAAGCAAGCGTTGCCGAATAGCTATCGGCTGATGTGAGAGTGAGCGCAACGCCTTACAGAGAATGACAATGCCTGCTGAAAGCGCCCGGAGCGTATTCGTGCACAAGTACGCTTGCGAAATCTCCATAAGAGGGTGAGTAGACGGTATGATAATCTAAGCGGGCCGTGCTTAGGACCCTTAGCTCAGAGGTCAGAGCCTCCGGCTTCTAACCGGAATGTCCTGGGTTCGAATCCCAAAGGGTCCATTGGTGGCTGAAAGTTTAGTGTGAACGTAATAAGCCAAATTCCTCATGTGAGAAAACACATGGGAACTCATGAATATGGGTGAATGGCATTTGGAAAATCCTTATTTCTGTTCTTAGTAGCCAGTAAGTGAACGTGCTTCATGCAAGTGGTTTGCGTGGATATGGTTCTACCCCACGATGGGCTATTGCCAAACGGTAAGGCACAGGATTTTGATTCCTGCATTTCCCGGTTCGAATCCGGGTAGCCTGATTTGCACATTGGAAATTGAATATTGATGGTTGGTGTGGTATAATTTTTCTATTACAAATGATGAGGGGGGTTATTATGGATAAACGATATCAGGTTTTTGTTAGTTCAACATATAAAGATTTACAAGATGAGCGTAAAGAAGTTATGCAAGCATTACTTGAATTAGACTGCATACCGGCTGGAATGGAACTTTTTCCAGCTTCGAATGATGACCAATGGACTTTAATAAAAAAAGTTATTGATGACTGTGACTATTATATTTTGATTTTAGCAGGTAGATATGGTTCTGTTAATGAAGATGGTATGGGTTATACTGAAATGGAATATCGATATGCTTTGGCGGCGAATAAGCCTATAATAGCTTTTCTGCATAAAAATCCAGGAGATATATCATCAGCTAAAACTGAGGATACGCAAGAAGGTAAGGAAAGATTAAATCTATTTAGGGATTTGGCCCAAAAAAAGATGACTAAATATTGGACTAACCCTTACGATCTAGGAAGCGTAGTTTCAAGGAGTATGATTACTCTTATTAAAACATTTCCTGCTACAGGGTGGGTCAAAGCTGATAATATAACAGATGAAAATACGATGAAAGAATTACTTAGACTTCAAAAAGAAAACAAAGAATTAAAAGAACAACTGGAGTTAAGTAATATTCAAGCACCTGATGGAGCGGAAAATTTCTCACAAGGTGAAGATACAATTGTATTGAATTTCGTGTATAGGTATTTTGATAAACAAAACAATAGATATTCAAGCTCAATGGATTTTGTGTTTACATGGAATGAATTATTTAAAGTTGTAGCTCCTTATTTGGTTAATGAATGTGACGAGGTAGATATGACAGAGGTTATTACAACCTACATGAAAGAAAAATGTCATGATGAAATAATAATTTTAAAGTCAGAAATGAAAATACGGTCATTTGATAAAATTCAATTAAAAGTTGGTCATTTTCAAATAATCAAAGTACAATTTCAAGCACTTGGATTGATACAGAAAAGTATCAAGAATAGAAGTGTTAAAGATAACTTAACATACTGGAAATTAACCCCATATGGAGAGAGGATAATGACTCAATTAGTCGCAATTAAAAAAGAAAAATAAGATTTCGCTACCAACTATCAATATTCGGTTGGTAGTTTTTTTATGGGAAAATGAGGTGGGAACATGAGTAACGTTGAAATAGTATTTATGGTGATTAAATTCGTAGTATTTTTATACGCAGCTTGGAAGTTTGTAACTGGAGATAAGGAAAAGATAAGTACGTTATGGTATGGAATATTCCTGATAGGTTTATTGCTGTGAGGTGGATTATGGACGGATTCCAGCTTTGCTTACGTAACTTTTGCTCTTACTGCCCGGATTTTGAGCCGGAGGTCGATAAAGAGGATTGTACCTTGATCGGGGATTCTTCTTCCAAAGTCATGAATATTATCCGGTGCCAGAATGAGGGCCGGTGTATCAATATTGTGGAAAATTTGGAAGGTAGGGTATGACTATGCCGCCGAAATGGAATGAAAGCCCGGAAACGGTATATATGCGTGGTACTGATGGCACGGAGATCCCTGTAAGTGATATTCCAGTGCTTGATTTTAAAATGGACCAAGATGAAGAACTGCAAAAGGCCATAGACGAATTTAAGAAGCCTGTTTCCTTGGATTTCTCAATGGCTGTGTTATTACCACCGGGAGAATTGGCCGCTGTCATATGTGGTTTATGTACCTTGGAGCAGGTCCAGCAGAATAATTGGCGGCGGCTTCATGGCATGCCTATGAAAAGGAGGACGAAATGAGATTAAGAGATGTTTTGGCAGTTATTGATGATAATGAAACGGTTGCTATCAGCCTTGATTATAAGAGCCTAAAGAGCTGTGAAAAATTAAGAAGAGAGCATTTAATTGATCTGCTTGATATGACGGTAAAGGGTGTTAAGACTGAAAGTTGCTCAATGCTGTTTATCACAGGAGAAGCAACGATTACAAGTGATACAACCAACCTACATGCAGATGAGATTGAGCATTTTTTACGGGTAGAGATTGAAGTTTCAAGGAATCGTATTGAAAGTAAAGAGGAAATTAGAGCCTTTAATGGTGTAGGGGTTGGACCTGAAGCCGCAAAAGAATTGAATAAACGGCATATTGCGTTTTGCCAGCAGCTATTAGATATGATTCATTAAAACCTGTAGGAGGTTGGGGAAATTATGGAAAAGAGTAATCCAGTTGTAATATATCGTTGCCGCCGGTGCGGTAAAGAATTTCAAGAGACAGGTGTTATAAGAGGAAGCATGCAAACTAATGGTGTTGATGTGCCTGTTGGTCCAGTTTATTTGTATCATCTTTGTGATGATGGCATATTTGGACTGGATGATTTAATCGGAGGATATGAGGTGAAAACAAAAAATGGATAGAGGCTATACAGCTAAAGAGGGATTAGAAATGGGGGAAAGCATAATGGCAGGTTTTATAAGTGGTTTTAAAAAATCCATGAATCCTCCGGAAGATGGATTTGACGGGCAAGCGGATATAAGAATCTTACCAGATGGAAGCCGTTGGGCAGTTTGTCCTTATTGTGGAAAAAAGGCAGTAAAGATTTTGCCAGAAACAAAAATACATATGATGCCGTATAAATGCAAGAACAGCAAGTGCCAAAGTGATTTTATTGTAAATGTATAAAGTGATTTTTAAAGTCTGATTTAAACCAGTGCCTTGTGAGCCTTCGGACCTTTGTTAATAACAGAGGAAGGAGGCTTTTTTCTATGGATTTCCAGGAACACCGGGAAATAATCAAAAAATTAAAGCGGCAGATTGAATCACCGCCTTCTTACGACATTCTAAACATTCTGTTATCAGAACTCCAATATACAATGCAGGATAATCCGGATTTGCCCGTTGAGGAACGGGATTTCATCATGACCTATTCCGGGTTTATCAAGAAATGGGCCGTCACTAGATTTGTCCAGACAATGGATACCTGTTGGGATGATCTGTACTGGAAAACATTGCATTTTGAGGCTCCGTATTTATTCGAATCGTATCTGATTTATCTGGAGAAGAATCGGGAAGCGAAGGATCGCTTTTATTTACCGAAACGCAAGCAGCTGAATAAGCATGGATTGATTCAGGCCATGCAGGATCTGGAAGATGATAGGCTGGATATCTTAAGCATATCAATGCCACCTGGGACGCAGAAAACGACCTTGGAGAAGTTCTTTGCCTCATGGGTAATTGGCAAGCACCCAGATGATTTCAGTTTGTTCTATTCCCATAGTGGCGATATTACCAGAATGTTCTATGACGGTATTTATGACATCACTACAAATTCAGATGAATACACCTGGAGCGAAATATTCCCAGACGTGAGACTTGAAAGTACGAATGCCAAGACTGAGACAATAAATTTTAATAAATACAAACCTTTCCCCAACATACAGTGTACGTCCATTGGCTCAAAGAATGCCGGTAAAGTTAGGTGTAACCGGTACCTGTATTGTGATGATCTTATTGGCGGCATTGAAGAAGCTCTGAATAAGGTTCGGTTAGATAAACTTTGGTCCCTATACAGTGTGGACGGTAAACAGAGAAAAATGGACGGCTGTAAAGAGATTCACATAGCGACGAGGTGGTCTGTCCATGATGTGATTGGACGAATAAAAAACCTATATCAAAAAAGCGACAGAGTGAGATTTATTGAGGTTCCAGATATTGATCCAGTGACTGAGGAATCAAACTTTGACTATGAATACAATGGCTTTTCAGTAGCTTTCTTTAATGATCAGGCACTGGCTATGGACGAAATTTCTTATAAGTGTCTTTATAAAAGCCAGCCTATTGAACGTGAGGGTCTGCTATATCATGAAGATGAATTAAGACGATACTTTACACTTCCGCAGGGAGAACCTGATGCCTTACTTGGAATATGTGATACGAAGGACAAAGGAACAGACTTTATGTTTCTTCCTTGCGTGGCTCAGTACGGAAGTGATTATTACTGCCTGGATTGTGTTTGTGATGATAATTCTGACTATGGAATTCAATACGAAAGGTGCTCCCAAATAATAGTGGATAATAAGCTGCAGCAGTGCCAGTTCGAAAGCAATAATGGCGGTAGCCGGGTAGGGTACGAAGTGAATAAACTGGTGGAGCAAAAGAATGGCCGTTGTAACATCACCACTAAATTCACTGATAGCAATAAGGAAACAAAGATTATCGTAAATGCGGACTGGGTAAAGAAACATGTTTTATTCAAAGATTCTTCTCTTTACAAAGCCAAAAGTGATTATGGGGTTATGATGAGTTTTCTGCTTAGTTATTCAGTGAAAGGTAAGAACGTTCATGATGATGTACCCGATGGCTGGGCGCAGTTTGCATTGTTCACACAAAATATGGGTGGCGCTAAAGTCACAGTTTTCCAGAGACCGTGTTAAGGAGGTTTTACTATATGGCAAAAACATTGAGGAATCCAAAGAAAGAAAACTTAAGTCTATGGAATTCTTATCATAGCATGAAAAAACGCTGTTTAAATCCTAATTGCAAGCGCTATAAAGACTACGGTGGAAGAGGAATCAAGATATGTGAAGAATGGCTTAAAGGCTTTGATGCATTTGCAGATTGGGCAAAAGCAAATGGATACAGGAACGGATTGACCATAGAGCGAAAAGATGTGAATGGCAATTACGAGCCGGATAACTGTATATGGATCACAAAGCAACAGCAGGCTTTTAATAAAAGGGATTCAATATTTGTCACTTATCGAGGACGGACAAAAGATTTAATGGTGTGGTGTAATGAATTAGGGCTGACGTATGATACATTTCATAACCGTATTACTTGTGGGTGGTCCCCTGAAAAGGCATTTGAAAGCCCTGCTAACGGAAAATCTTTTGCTCAAGTGTGTAGGGAGCATGGTTTAAAACCAGCAACGGTTAGAGATAGAGTTTACAAATTGGGTTGGGACTTAGAAGTTGCATTGAATACGCCAAGTGCAGGCCTGGGAGCCAATCAGCAGACTTATATGGGGAGGATTTGATTATGAAATTAACGAGAGAATATTTAGCGACTTATACATATCTGGAATCCGAAATTAAGCGTCTTAGGCGCAGGATAAAATACTATGAAAATAATCCATTGACTTCTGAATATGGGATTGTGAAAGGATCTTTAAAGCAGTTCCCATTTACGGAATGTCATTTTGTAGTTTCAGGGGCAAACGTGAAATCGAATGAAGAAAGGGAAAAGGCGGTTCGGCAGCTCCTAATAGATTTGAAAGGTAACGAGCAGCTTTTTGAAGATATGAAATTGGAGATAGAATGTTTTCTTGAAAAGTTGGGTCCGGAGCAGGTGGAAATTAAGCAGATCCTGTATTATAGATATGTTGAACACTGGCCTTATGACGAGATTGCAAAGAAATTGAATTATGATAGGACAACCATTCAAAAGAAGATTGAAAAGTTTTTGAATTAGTTACAATAGAAATAGAATTTTATTGAATATCGTTGCAATTAGGTATGAATTGATATAATATTTTTATATAACTTGAATGAACTAATCTGTTTACTATTTAGAAAAAACATTAATGGAGAATTAATATGAAAAAACCAAAGGTATTAGGAAAAAACAATATAAGAGGAACAATATACGTTGATGATTTTAAATTTAGTAGTGGTCATAGCGCACCAATTTACGAAGTTTTTGACTGTCATGGATTAAATAAAATTATTGGTTATGCCAAACTTTTAAATCAGGAATATGGAAAAGTTTATTACAGAGGACAATGTAATTTATATGAATCGTTGTTGCCCAGTTTATTTCACGAAAAAACAAATAAAAGTGGAATGAAAATTTCTAAACTAAAAAAAATTATCAATGCTTCTTTAAATGATAAAAAATTTTCAAAAGAAATACATTTAAACAAGGATAACAAAAATTCATATGATATTATTGAAGGTATGTTGCAGCATTATGGGATTAATACTCGCTGCATTGATGCGGTAGATAATCATTGGATTGCATTATGGTTTGGTTTAAATAAATATTACTGTCAAAGTATAGGGAAAATTACCTACGCAACATATATTAATAGAATTAAAAATAATTATAGTTCTGAAATGATAACGAGAATATTAAAAGGCGATGATCCGTTAAGGTATCAATATGTTATGTTAATTGCGGCAGATAGTAATGAAGCAATTAATGGTGTTGAAAACGGAAATGATATAATAACAATTGACTTAAGAATTGCATTACCTTCAACTTTTTTAAGACCACATGCACAACATGCAATTATACTAAAAAAAAGATTACATGATAATTCTTGTGATTATGATATCTCTAGAAATGTCGTAGGCATATTGAAGGTTCGAAATGATATAGTCTATTCTTGGTTGGGGGATGGAGAACTTGTAAAATTCAATAATCTTTTCCCCTCTCCATTTTATGACAATGCATATAGAATTTTGTTACAAAGAGATGATTTATTTAATGATGGGAAAAATTCGATTGTGCGGTATACTTATGACTAAAAGAAAATTTCCCACATTTCCCATTTCATATATGTTAAAATGATATTGTGGTATAGAATGAAAAGAAAGCGTTATCCTAGAGATGGCGCTTTTTGTTATGTCTGGAGGTGGGGATTTGGCATTTGAAGGCTGGCTATTAAAAATAAATGGAACAGTGTTTCCAACTGAATTGATTGCGCTGGAATCCTATAAATGTATACCAGATCAGATAATGGACCTGGACCCCTACAGAGATGGAAGTGGGGAGTTACATCGTAACGTATTGCCACATACAGCTACGTCCATGGAATTCTCCACCACGCATCTGCGATTGAGAGATGTTGACAGACTAAACGCCTTTGTCCCCCATGGTAACAGGGTAAAATGTGAAATAGAATATTGGAATCCCAATACGTCCTCGTATAAGTCGGGGGCGTTTTATATTTCCGATATTCCGTATGAAATTGTAAATATTGATGAGAAAAGAAAGGATATACTATACAAGCCTATTAAGATAACAATAACCGAGTATTAAGGAGGCTAGATCTATGCTGAATATCCCAGAAGAAATAAAAGAACTGTTTCGGGCAGATAATGCCCGGTCAGAAACTGTAAAGCATTTGAAACTTCGTTTTTATGATGAGGAGATAAGGCTACTTTTTCCAGAAGATACACTCTTCCCATCAGATGACTTATTTCCAGTTGATCAGGAACCGGTCTATGTGATAGATAACAGTCAGATTTATTCTGAATCACTGGCAATAGAGGAAAATCTATGCGCAAGTCAAGACTTGGCATTTGGAGAATGTAATTCATCACAGTTTGAGATAACGGTGGCTGATGTTTTGATGGACCTGACTGGAAAAGAATTTATGGCCACTGTTGAAATCGGTGGTTATGAAATGGCGTTGGGTATTTATAGGGTAGATAGTTTTGAGCGTCAGGCTGATAGACGAATGAAAAAGATTGTTGCTTATGACAGAATGCTGAAATTTGATATTGATGTAGCGGATTGGTATCGGGGACTTACCTTTCCTATGACTTTGAAGCAGTTCCGGGATTCGTTATGCGCTCATGTGGGAGTTACACAAATCACGGCTACTTTACCTATGGACGATATGCAGTTGACTAAAACTATTGATCCAGAGCAATTGAATGGCCGTAAGGTTTTAATGGCTATATGCGAAATAAATGGGTGCTTTGGAAATATTGATAAGACTGGCAGGCTTACATATAAATTCCTTGGAACTTCCGGTTTGTTTCCATCTGAAACCTTATTTCCTGATGATGAATTATTTCCCGCTGAGATGACTAATGCGGAAACTTTATCCTACTACAAGCAATCGGAAACACATTATGAAGACTATTTGGTCAATCCTATTGACAAGGTGCAGATCAGACAGGAGGAAGGTGACGTTGGGGCTTCCTATGGACCGGGAAGTAACTGCTATGTAATCCAGGGGAATTTCCTGGCATATGGGAAGTCAGCTGAACAGCTTCTTGCGATTGCTTCCACGGTTTATGATCAGGTTTCCGGAAGGATTTATAGGCCGTGTCAAATCGTTGGCCCGGCCCTTCCTTGGGTGGAAGTTGGGGACGGCATTATCTGCTATACTACTGATGATGTGATTGAAACCTATTGTCTTAAGCGGACAACGAAAGGTATTCAGGGTATGATGGATACTTACGAGGCTAGCGGCAATATTGAACAGGAGCAGAGAACCGGCCTAAGTGATCAGATTATTCAATTGGAAGGTAAGACAGCTGTCATCAAGAAATCAGTTGAAGAAGTATCTGTTAGGGTAACAGATCTGAAGGAATATACCGAAGCGCAATTTAAGGTGACAGCTGACCAGATCCTTGCGGAAGTTACCAGGGCAAAACAAGCCGAAGCATCATTGAGTATTCGCGCTGATCAGATTGCTACATCGGTAACGAATCTTGCCAATGATACCAATTCCCGATTTACGCAGACGGCAAATCAGATTGCCCTGAAGGTAAGCAAGGGTGATGTTTCTTCACAGCTTTCAGTAGAGAGTGATAAGGTAACGATATCCAGCAATAGGCTCATTGTAAACAGTACAAACTTTCAACTTGATGGAAATGGAAATGCCACATTTAGTGGAAGAGTACAAGGAGCTCAGGTGATTGGTTCTTCCATAAGTGGCGGCTCCATCAATATAGGCAACGGTACTTTCTGGGTGGATTCAGGAGGGAATGCTGCTATTAATGCGGGAAATATTGATCTGGGACCTATAAGTATTAATTCTAATTATACAGATTTGGGAGCGTTTAGAGTATCCGGAAATCAATATGGGGCCTTTTTTAGTCAGAATGATGAAATATGGCTCTATACGAGTGCATGGCCGCTTGGTAACGGTCCAGCCCTTGAATTTAAAAGGGGAGGGACCGTTACAACAAGAATTGGATGGGGTGGAATGAATACTCAACAAATTAATTGCAATGATATATATTTAGACGATCCCTGGGTTGCTGGTTGGAGTCTCGTGGATATGCTGAAAGATATTTATAACAGATTACCATGATGGCCTTAAATATTCATATTTCATAAGAAATAGGAAGGAGGGTTGATTTAAAAGAAAATAGTGGATATAATACAGATAAGGAGGTAATGTCAATGAAAAGAATAAAAATAGTATCTATATTAGCTGTATTATTTATCACCTTATTTTCTTTTAATGCTTTTGCCATGGGGAAAGAATATAGAGAACCTGAACGCCCATCACCACTAAACGAAGAACTTGGTAAAGGGTGGACATGGTTAAGCGATGATACTTGCGCACAATTTAAAATGTCAGAAGACATTAAAATAAGTAACATCAAAAGAATGTTTGACCTTGGAATGGTGCGTGGTTGGCAAGGTATACAGAACCGTGACACTTATTCCGGAAAATGGTCCCAGTCTTCAGAAGGAATCTGGTCATTCGAGTTTGACGATAAAACAATTCCGGTGGGAGTAACTAAGATTGACGGCGTTCTATATGCCTTTACAGGCTATGGAGAACTGAAGGCCGATTATGAGTACTATGATGGCCTTAAGACTGGTGCAGATGGCCTTGTGACGGCTGACAGTGCAGAGTTTAAGGACTGGCTTGCAACGCAGTACCTTCCTGAATGTACAAGCCACGAATAATTTAATAAAAACTATTACAGAGAGCGAGGATTATTCCCCGCTCTTTTTGTGTGCCGAAAGGAGTAAGAAGCAATGGAAATACATAGTTTGGAAATCGACATCGATGTTGGCGTTTTAAAGATCAACGGAAGAGATTATAAAGAAAAACCTATTGTTGTTACGCTCCCGGGTCCGGAAGGCTGGCCGTTGGTGAGACTTTTTAATGCTGAAAAAGCAACTGGAATTCCGGGAGCGTGTGATGAGTTAACAGTATCCTACGTGGAAAAAGTGGAGGTGAAGGAGATGTCAGAAGAACAGAAAAGATTAGAAAAGGCGCTATTAGATTTCATTGAAAGAGTTTCAAGTAATGCTGCTTCTGAGAAAGAAGTAGAGATTATCCCAGAAGCAGCATTGGCCTTGATTGAATTATGGAAGATTACGAGATCATTCTGATTCGTATGTATCTTCAAGTAATTCTACAAACTCATTGTAAATTTCACGCATAAATAAGGCCACGTTCTTTCCGGTCTTTTCTTCCATCGTGATAACTGAGTTTGACAATTTGGCTACCATCAATTCTTTGGTGTAGTCTACAGCAACTTTTTTGATTCTAGGATCCAAAGCCATGTTATTTTTCTCCTTTCTTCTGTACTTGGCCGGGCATGACCTGTAATCACAGTATAGAAGATTTGGGAGAATATGGCAATTCACTTTAAGAAAGGAGAGTCTATGAATAAAGTAATTACTTTTACAGAGGAGCAGGTGCTGCAAATTCAATACATGCTGAATGCTGTCACAGTGACCGGGATCCAGAATGCCAAGCAGATAGCGGCCATTGCGCAAATGTTGGAGCTGGGAACGCCGGGTGAAATTAAGGAACCTGAAAAGAAAGAAAATCATTATTCCTCGGATGATTGGGAGAATCCGCCTGAACAAAAGACCAGTGTTAGTGATACTCCCTCTAAAAGGCCTGTCCATAGTAAATGGGAAAAGTTATCCGACATTGATGCTAGGGTCAATGAGGAGGAAAAGAAAGAGGGTGAAGGTTAATGGCATTGCAACCATTTTACACCGTTACAGATTGGCAGAACTTGCCATCGCAGAAAACAGCACTAAATCGGACTAATTTACTTCACACGGAAAATGGAGTAAAGGAACTGGATAACAGGACCGTACAGCTGGACGCAAGCAAGGCAGATAAATCCCTGGTTAATGCTTTGGTAAAAGACATTACGGTGGACGCTGACACCGGAATATTAACAATAACCTATCAAAATGGTACGGTTAAGACTTATGATCTGGATATTGAAAAGGTAGTAACAAACTTTGATATCAACGATGATAATGAGTTAGTGCTTACCCTGGCAGACGGTACGCAGAAGATCATTGATCTTACCAGATTTGTTTATTCGGTAGCAAGTACGGCCACTATCTCCATGACGATCACTGACCGAGTCATGCGGGCGACTATTGTTGATGGTTCCGTAACCATGGCAAAATTAGATGCTGCTATTCAGACAGAATTCCGGCAGTATATGCTTGACGCTCAGGCCGCCCGTGATGCCGCCCTTCAGTATCAATTATTTGCTAAGCGGTACACGCTTGGAGATCAGAGTTTTCCAGGGAGTGAAATAGATAATGCTAAATATTATTACGAGCAGACGAAAACCGCAGAGGAAAATGTAATCCAGAATGCTCAATCCGCTGCAGAGAGTGCCGGCACGGCTACGGAGCAGGCCACGATTGCAACGCAAAAAGCCACAGCTGCTACAGCTGCCACGAATACGGCAACCGCAGCGGCACAAACGGCTACGGAGAAAGCCAACGCAGCAGCAGCCAGTGAGCAGGTGGCAACACAGAAAGCGGCAGCTGCAGGGGCCAGCCAAATAGCGGCAGCTCAGAGCGCCACTGAAACCTCTGATAGTGCGTTACAGGCCAAACGATATGCAATAGGCGGCGTGGTGCCGGAAGATCCGGAAGATAATGCAAAATGGTATTATCAACAAACAAAGAATCTGAAAGAACAGGTGGACGCGGCGGCTAAGATATCGGTTCCACATTTTTATGTGGATCCTGTCACTATGCAGCTCATGAGTGATACGGAAGCCAAGGGTATGAGGTTTTGGTACAATAATGGAAAGTTTTATGGGGAGGTGACAGCATAATGGCTGAAATATATGGAACAATCGGGATCCGCCCTATGGGGGAATATAATCCTGATACAAAATATGAATTGTTGAATTTAGTCAATTATGACGGTAGCAGCTATGTAGCTCATACAGAACCGCCGTTGGGAACTCTGCCATCGAATACGGCATACTGGCAGGTATCAGCCCAGGGAACCAGTAAAGCTACGGCTGACAGCGTAGGAACGGTAAAGCCGGACGGAGTAACAACGGAGGTTAGCGCTGATGGTACATTGAGTGCTAAAACTGCCTCGCAATCCACTGCTGGTATGGTGAAGGGTAGCCAAGGTATTACGGTAGGGACGGGCGGCGCAATTGATGTGAATACGGCCTTTACGCAGGCCACAGAACTGGCCAATATTATAGCCGGGGAAGCAATTGCGCAGGTGCTGGGGAAAATATCTAAGGCTATTGCAACAACAATGAACTTAGATCAAAACGCCTTACTTAAGAACATGCTGACTAATATGGATGCCAATGATCAGAATAAGATCAATACCGCTGCATATGTACATACTCTTACGGAGCGCATTGGCATGAGTACAGAGCTGACTGCAGGTGCCAATTTAACCGCAGCCCTTAATGCACTAAATAGCAATTTACCGAACCTAATCATAGCACAATCACAAACGCTTCCGGAAACAGCGGTACCGGCTAATGGTTATGTTGATATTTCGTACACCCCTACGCCCATAAACGGATATACTCCATTTCAGTATTCGCTTTGGTCTGGAGGGAATCCCTCTGTCGGTATTGTGGCTATCACATCCAGTTTGGTCAGGTTACGTAATTTTTCTGGTGCATCAATAAATGCCACACCAATTATATCGGTGACATATAAAAGGGCCTAAATGCTCATTTTTCGACCCAAGATCCCCATGTATTGACCCTCGTTCTTATCCAAAATCTAGGGGCCACCTCTAATGAGGTAAATTTTTGGATCGCGAAAGATGATGAGTCAATAAACATTGTTTCTACAATGCCGTGGAACGCAGCAGGAAGATTAGTGCAACTACTTGCTGCCCTGTATACAGAAAGAACATTGATGATGGTTGGAATTTCATTCAGATTTCCAGCATACTCACCTCTGTTTACTACCTTTGCGGAAATATTGTTTAAATTGCTATTTAGTGAAGAAAAGAAACTTGTAAATCACAGTCCCATAAGGGGCTTATTTTTATGCTCATCTGAGCGGAAAGGAAATTATGAGTAATATAAGAATCGAAAGAATTAAGTTTGGTACTCAGGAATTCGATCTGATCGCAGCCGGGGTTAATCTTGGAGAAAGTGGTGGAACCATTGCCTTTTTGAAAGGGTCCGCTTCTTTCGAGTCCATCGAAGCTGCCTTGAAAGAAAATGGAAGCATAGTACAGATCGGATTATCCGGAGAGCCGGACTGGACCCGGTCTGACTTAGTTTATGCGGGCAAGCTGGCAAAACAGTCCGATCAGGTTATCGGCACGGCAGAAGATGGTGTGACCTCCATCACAGCAGATGTCATAACCGCCACTTTTCGCACACCGGATCTGACCGAAACCGTAAAGGAACAGGCTGCAGAGATCAAATCATTAAGAGCAACTGTTGACACATTAGTATTATCAAGTTTGGAGGGATAAGCATGTTTGATACATTAATGAGATTATTTGATAGCGGCAAGGGCCCGCTGACAACTGCAATGTTGGCGAATGCAGTCATTAAGAAATGGATTACCGAAGAACAGAAACAGGAGATCCTTGCATCTAAATAAATGAAACGGAGGTGCTGCCATGACTGAAACGGAGGTTGCGGTTAGATTGGAAGCCCATGAGCATGAAATAAAGTCTTTGAAACACCGAATGGAAGATCAGGAAGAACAGAGCAAATCTATACAGGACCTGGTTCTATCGGTAAAGGAATTAGCTCTTAATATGCAGGCAATGCTTAAGGAGCAGGGGAGCCAGGGGGAAAGGTTGGCTAAATTGGAGGCAGCTCCAGGAGAAACATGGAATAACATGAAACGGACGTTTGCAAACAGATTTATTGATATCATTGCCGGGGCGCTTGCTACCGGCATTATTGTTATGATAATTCAAAATTTAAAAATAGGAGGATAATATCATGAACAAAGATTATATGGTAAAGTGGGCAAAGGCAGCAGGAGTAAGAGCGGTAAAGACGATGGCGCAGACAGCTATTGCAACAATCGGGACAACGGCGGTAATGTCCGGTGTAGATTGGATTATGGTGGGATCAGCAACAGCACTGGCCGGGATCCTTTCCGTACTTACATCGGTAGCTGGACTGCCGGAGCTAAAAGAATAACAAGTTGTAACGTCACAACTTTTCGGGCCTGGGATCTCCCGGGCCTTTTCTTTTTGATTGGAGGATTATCATGGAGATTAAAAAACTACTTACACCGTATAACCATAATATCGGCACTCTGGATCGTATCAAGTACATCGTGATCCATTATGTTGGGGCCCTGGGAGGTGCAGAAGCAAACTGTAAATACTACGCGTCCCAATACATTGGAGCCAGCGCTCATTATTATGTCGGGTTTGATGGGGGAGTTTGGCAGTCTGTTGAGGATCAGAACATAGCATGGCATTGCGGAGCAAAAACCTATACTCACCCGGAATGCCGGAATGCAAACAGCCTGGGGATCGAGCTCTGTGTTAGGAATAAGGGGAGTCAGGCGGATACAAGCTGGGATTGGTATTTTGAGGAGGCTACGGTGCAGGCAGCCATTGAACTGACCAAGGAACTGATGGCGAAGTACAACATCTCTGCAGATCATGTAATACGGCACTATGATGTGACCGGGAAGATTTGTCCCAATCCTTATGTTTATAATCACACACAGCATACTTGGGAGGCATTTAAGACGGCTCTGACGGCTACACCGGAAAAGAAATTCGGCTGGCTCCAGGAGGACGGCGGATGGAGATTCTACAACGGTGATACCGGCGAGTATGTCCGTAATGATTGGCACCAGGATCCTGATGGTAAATGGTACTGGTTTGATGGTGCCGGTATGATGGTCTCAAACGTCTGGTATCAGCACAAGGGCGCATGGTACTACCTGGGACCAGACGGCGTTATGTGTGCTTCACAACTTGTAGAAAATTCCGGAAAGATTTATGCGGTAGATGCGGATGGTAAAATGGTTACTGAACCTGTAATGTTAACTCCTGATGCTGATGGTGCATTGCAGTATCCGGGGTTAGCTAACCAATTATTTACCAACCTTTAAATTGTAAGTATATTTGAAATGAAGTTAGGTGAAGATAATTGTAAAATATGGATGAAATAGAAAGGAAAGTGTGGTATAATGGCAATCAATGGGGGGTACATAGATGTGAAGAATGAAAATGCATTAATTGCTTTAGCCTATATAAAAGAAACAGATAATCCATTAACAGTATTTTGCAATTATGTTTTGATATGCTTAATCATAACACCGGCCTCTTCGTTGAGGCATGACGAATTATCTGATAAAATTTCGGAGCAATTTGGCTTAAAAATGCCACAGCACATGCTAAAAATGTGTTGTCGAATCTTAGAAAAAGACAAAAAGATTGAAAGACTTTCAAAAGGTGCAGGATATTTACTTAAAGATTTTTCTTTTGATTTAAGTGGTTTTGAAGTAAAGAAAACTCAATTGCAAGATAAAGAACGCTTATTAGTTAATGGACTAATGTCTTATGCTGAGGATTATAAATTAAATTGGAACTATCAACAGGCTAGAGAATATTTAACGAATTTTTTATTGGTTCGTGGAAATGCTGTTGCAATATTTGCAGAAAAAGCAGTTAAAGAAGTTGAAAAAGAAAAATTTGTGTCCAATGATTGGTATGTTGGAAAATATGTATCCCATTTACTTGAATGTAATGATGCAAGAACAGAATATCTTATTGATATAGTAAATGGAATGATGATTTATATTGGATTGTATGAAACAAATGACTATAATCAGGACCGTAACCAAAAGTTTAAAGGAACGAATTTTTACTTTGATACTAAATTAATTTTACGGTTAATGGGATATTCATGGACGCTGGAAATTGAGTCTACGAAAGAATTATCAGATTTAATTGAAAAAGAATATGGTGGAAATATTTGTGTTTTTGAGCATACAGTTGGAGAAATTGAATCTGCCTTATATAATGCAGCTGAAACCTTAAAAAGGGGTGAGGTTATTGCAGATTATGAGTTAAGAATGTATGTAGAGTTAAACAAATGTACTGATTACGATTTAAGATTGCAAAGCCAATCTGCAAGAGCAACCATAGAAAGAAAATTGGGATTTAGAGTACAACCTTCTGTCGATTGGGAAGAAAAGAAGAATTATAAGAATAATTTAGACTCGGAGGCATTAATACAGTTTGTTAAGTGCAAGCATTTACGATGGAAAGAAAGAGCAATAGAAAATGATATTGATTCAATAAATTATATTAATATATTGCGAAAGGGTGATTATTCAGTCAAATATGGAGGACGTAAAAAATTGCCTGTTTTTATCACAACCAATACAGCTCTGGTTTGGGATATTAAAGAATATATCCACAGGTTTGGAGCAGATGATAAAGGGGTTGCTATGTGGAATCCTAATGCATTACCGATTATTTCAGACAATATGCTTATGTGTCGATTATGGTTGCCAAAAGCACAGAATTCAACAACTATTCCGTTGTTGACTTTAGCTAGGAATGCTTATGCTGCACAGCAGGCCAATACTGCCTTTTTTGAAAAATTAAGAACCTCTGCCAAAGAATTAAAACAGAAGCATAACATTGATGTAATTGATATTTCTATTGCTAGAAAAGAAAAGCTGGAAGAATTATTGATAAAAAACACAGCTGGAGATATGGAAGAAATATCAGTTGAAATGCTGGCTACGTCAGTTGAAGAAATGATTAAGCTTGAAACGATGAGTCTCCAAAAATCAGTTGAAAAATTAGAGACAGAAAAGGATATTCAAGTTCTCATTAATGAGAGTAATAGGAAAAATATTATACGATCGGCAGTTAAAAGGTATAAAAATAAATTGGGACTAAAAAGAATATTAATTTATGTTGCCAGATCATACTGGATATGTTTAACTATAGTTTTTGGATTTTTAAGTTTGGGCCTTTCAAAAGCCAAAGGATTACAGATAACAAGTGAATTACCTTATTTTGGGATTATATATGTTTTTATTTTCCTTTTGCTAAAAGTATTGGAAAAGGCAACGAATAAAGGATTTGTTGGAGAACTGTTTTTATCAACGGCAATAAAATATGTTTGGAAAAAGTATTCGGAAGAAGTGAAAATGGGGTTATTGGATTTTGAAAAAGGAGATGAAAGTGAAATTCTTTTGGCTTGTATTGATGAGACTCCCATATTAAATAAATATCGAAAATATTATGAATTAAATTAGGTTTAAACACATAGGCGAAAGCATAATTTAGGATCTATGAAAAGCATTATCATAAAGATAGTGCTTTTTTGCGATTTTTTAAGAAGCTCATCTCAGCTTATATAAAAACGTTAGTCAAATGTTAGTCATTTGGATGAAATTAAATTTTCTTAAAACTAATTTAATCTCTTAAAATAAGAAAAAACCCCGCAAACACGAGGTTTTACATAAGCTCCCGGGGGGACTCGAACCCCCGACCCACGCATTACGAAGAATCAATATTTTGGAGAATGCATTGAATTACATAGACGATAGAGCTGACTACTCCAGATCCGGATTGAGCTTTGAGATATCCAGAATTAGCTGAGTAAAACGATAGGCGGACTTCCGGTTTATTACGGTAGTTCGCCTTTTTGTGTCATACTGATTTGTACTTAACCTCATTTATAGCTTTGCTCATTGTACTTACAGGATCGTGACCATTAAACCACTCATCATGACATGCTTTCGGAAGAATCACCGGCATTCTATCATGAATAAAGGAAATACCTGACCAAGCCGGACGTGTCAGAATAACGAAAAGAGATTCCCCGGTTTTAGAATCAATCTTTGAAAGTCCGGCCATCCACACGGGAGAATTATCAGGTGCTGCCAGTGAATATTTTATTTTTTTAGAACCTTGTTTTTCCCATTCATAGTACCAACTTGCCGGTACCAGGCAGCGACCTTCCATCATTGGGCGACGGAACGTATTCTTTTCTGCGGCGGTTTCACTTCTTGCATTAATAATTTCACCTTTGCCATCGAACTTTGGAAACCCCCAACGCATTGCCGCCATGGTTCCATTTGGAGATAAAACAGGAGCAGTGTTTGTTGGATATATTTCTCCGGTTTTTATTGCATTTTTATTTTCTACGGCAGCAATAATGGATTGTAATTCAACGTTGTCTATCTCAATATAATATCTTCCACACATATCATTTGAACGCCTTTCATGTTATTTAATTTATGGTAGTATTACACTTGTTGCAATATTATATTACCATAACCCATTTACAAGAGTCCATGAAATACACTAGTTTAAATTCATGACATATGCCGCCGATAATGGCCTCACAGAGAAACTCCTTTGAAGGAATCCCATTATAATTTTTATCTTCGGTGCATTTTATTGTTATATTAGATATTGTTTGTATTATACCGTCATCACCCTCAAACTTAATGCTTAGCGGTCTGAGACTACAAGTGGATGTAAACCACGCCTTACAAGCGATGTGATACATTTTACCTCTAATTTCTCCGCTATCAATTTGATTGTTATTTGATCCGATTCCAAATGTCCCCATAATATCACCTACAACACATTCTGTTTATTATAGTCCACAGTCCTTTTCTCCCTGCTAATTCCACCACTCATATGATCTATGGATTTACTTTTCACAAAGCTTGCGCGCTTTATAGAATCCATTCCAAAGCGATTTCTAATTTCATCTACTGCTTTATCCAGCAGCTCCAGTTTTTCATAGTCTACTTTATCAAATATATTTAATTGTCGGCTGCTTTCAGTTGACACGTGATTTGTGTGTATGCCCAAATGACGGATAGGGATCTTATTCCACGCATCATCAAAAATCTGACAGGCTACTTCGTAAATCTCACGTGTGATGTTTGTTGGAGTATCAATGGTCATTTGGTGCCCGTAGTACTCCAGGTTATAATCTCTTATTCCTACGGATATTACGCTAATTTTAACATTATCCGCTCGTAGTCTGGCGCTTAATGTTTCCGCGAGAGACAGCAACACCAGATGAGCCGTTTCCCGGTCTATCACATCAAATGATATAGTTGTGCTATTGCCATATCCTTTGTTTGGAGGCGGGGTTGGCTCTACAGATGTTAAATCAATACCATTTGCAAATGCCCATATAATTTCACCATGCTTGCCGAAATGAGCTTTGATTATTGTTAGATCGGTCTGGGCTAATTCTCCTATAGTTTTAATTCCAATACCATATAACTTTTTTGTAGTTGCGCGGCCAACAAAAAATAAATCAGATACAGGCAATGGCCACATTTTATCCTTTATTTCATGTGCCCATAAGGTATGTGTCTTGTTCGGTTTGGAGAAATCCGAAGCCATTTTTGCCAGGATCTTGTTACTGGATACACCGATATTTACCGTAAATCCAAGTTCTCCGAAAACGCGGTCCTTAATTTGATTGGCAACTTCCTCAGGTTCTCCAAATAAAGACTCAGTACCAGTCATGTCCATAAAAGCTTCGTCGATAGAGTACTGTTCTACAGTAGGGCTATATTCTTTGAGCATATTAAGAAACGCATCAGAGGATCGTTGGTAAAGATTATAGTTAGGCGGGACCAGAACAAGATCAGGACATTTGCGCAAAGCATCTGTTACTGGCTCACCAGTCTTTATATTATATTTTTTAGCAGGAATGCTTTTAGCAAGTATAATACCATGGCGTTTTGTTACGTCACCACCAACAGCCGAGGGTATATCTCTCAAGTCTAACTTGCCACCAAGATGATACAATCTATATACAGCCTCCCAGCTTAGAAATGCCGAATTCACATCGATATGAAATATAACTCTGTTCATTTTATCACCCCTACATATATTTATTACAGTATAGTCGAATGTATGTTCGAATAATAGTGGAAATTTCAGGGAAAATGTAGGGAGATGTTCCGGGTCTGCATTAAAAACTACTTTGCATGCTTCCCGGGGCATGATATAATAGGCATGTAGAGTGGCAGAAAGGATAGCCACATGGACGATAATCTTAAAGCAATCAATATAATTCACTTCGGCGGCAAATCAATTTATCTAAATGATACGTGTATTTCGCACACAATTTTCAAACAAGGGCAAGTTTTAGAAGCAGCGATTTATGGAAATATGATAGTTATAAGACCCGCTTTGTCATCAGAAACGCTTAAGAACTAAATAATGTAAATGGTCACTCTACAAAAAAAGAGGTAGGGACATTTATGTCTTTACCTCTAATATTTTATCCATGAGCGAGCATTCCGCATTCTTCACAATATAACCAAGTAGACTTATTACGAACTTTATTAGGCGTTTTAATTCTTTTAGCATTGGCATTATCATAACCACATACAGGACATATAAATTTGGTTTCGCCATACCAGCCTATTTTTTCTAAAGCATTTAATCCGGATTCAATAAAAACGAAACATTCATCTTTTTTAAATTGTTTTTCCATAGCAATTTCTCCTTGGTCTCTTTTCAAAAATAGTATAACATATTTAGAAAAATAAATCAAACATATGTTCGTAAAATGCTTATAATGGATATTTGTTGAAGTTGAGTTTGAATGTGCTATAATAAATATATCTTAGGAGTGATGATTAAATATGAAAAGAAAGTATTTATTTATAATTATATTTATTATTTTTTTATTATTAAGCTTTACTGTCTTTAAAAAGGCAAATAAAACAGATGAAAGCAAATATCTTAATAGTGGGAATCAGATTGATACATATGCGAAAAATTTTATGCCGGCCATTGAAGATTTACCCACATCTCAAGCTATAACATACGAATACAATCGTGCTTCAATAATATTGTTTGAGACAGAAACATTAATGCTTGTCGTCAAGTATGATGAGGAAATATATAAAAAGGAAAAAGAAAAATTAACAGAGAAGTATAAGTTTTTAGACCATAAAGTGGTTTCAGATTTTGATAAAGAAAAATATTATATTCCCGAGTATCAATTCTCAATAAATAACTACGAGCTTAAAGTTGTAAACGGAAGTGACAGTTATAAAGCAGAATATCCCAAGTCATTTGGTATGATTGGAATATCTGATAAAAAAAAGAGTATAGCATATTTATATTTCTATGATTATGATTTAGACTATATCCAATGTGATGATGAAAGCCCGATGGCTGGTTTTGTTAATAAGTATTTTAAATATGATTTTTAGGCAAAATAGCAATTTAAATAACAGAGGTGTCGTGACTCAGATTGCAGTTATTACAGCAACAGGAGCTACAACCGTACCGAATATGTCAGCTTACAAGTACATCTATGCCTGCGGTATGCAGGGTACAAACAATGCAGTATGTTCAGTTTTTGCTCCTTACAGCGTGTTTAAAGGAGATGCTTTACTGTACGCATCTTTTTATGACGGCAGTACAGTACGACAATTTTCCATAAGAGCCACAAATGACACAACGGTTAATATTGGTGTTATCACTAACTGTTCCAACGGAGTAACGATCTATGGAATTAAATGATCATTGTGTTTATTGACAAATATAACTCGTGGATAGCATGTAATCTGTAGACGTTTTCATTGCACCTGCTTTGAATATTCTACCCTCTGGATCAAGCTCAAACTGTACAACTTCGGTTCCCCATGTATTTATACATAATCCATAAAGCCTTCTTGGTGGTTTGAGCGCATTTGGAAACTGAATCACTCTAAGTGAAGCATCAATTGTTGCATTTGTTGTAAATCTTAATTGCACAAACGCAATATTACCAGATTTAATTGCATAACAATAATCTGTGTTCAATATAGCCTGCTGTGCTGAAAAGTCTGCCGCTAAATATGTTTTGTTGTTTAAATTGCTATTTACGAACATATTTTAAGATTCCCACATTTCCCATTCATAATATGATAATATGGTATCAGTGAAAAGTATATCAACATGCGCTTGGCTTCGGCTGGGCGCATTTTTCGTGGGTGGAATTATGGAAAAGAAAACTGAAAAATCAGAACAGAATAAAAAAGAATCTATTTGGAGAGATAGAAATTCACAACACCCGAAATGGAAGTGTGCTAGTGGAATGACTTTTAAGCCAAAGAAGGTGAGAAGCGGATGAATAAGCTCAATTATATAGATATTTGCAAGGGTGCATTTGGACGCAAGGTAGCGTATACCGGTGTTTCCACCATTACTTCCGAAAATATCTTGAAAGTGGTTGGCAGAGCAGTCAGTGTTCTGAATTACAATAGGCCGTTCATTCGGTATCTCCATGATTATTACATGGGTGATCAGCCAATTTTATACAGAGAAAAGGCGGTCCGTCCAGAAATCAATAATAAAACGGTTGAAAATCATGCCTTAGAGATTGTCCGTTTTAAGGCGGGTCAGACATATGGAGAACCGATCCAATATGTAAGCCGAAGAAAAGATGAGAACATCAATAAGGCTGTTGACGCTCTTAATGATTATATGAGAGACGCTCATAAACAGGCAAGAGACATTGAACTTGGCACATGGCAAAGTTCCGTAGGGACTGCTTATAAGGCAACCTTAAAGGCCGGTAAGAACGATCCAGTTCCTTTCCGAATTCACATTCCTACGCCGCTAAATACGATTGTAGTATATTCACAGGAAGATGGCCGGGATATGCTTTCGATTCAGCAGTTGAAAGACGAAAATGAGCAACAGTATTATCTTTGTTTTTCAGAGGATAAATACTTCATAATTAAGAATGGACAGGTTACAGTGACTAATATTAACGGATTCGGCGGAATTCCGATAACCGAATATCCTAACAATCCAGACCGATTGTCTGATATTGAGGTTGTCATTACAGCTTTGGATCAGATAAACAAAATGCAGTCTGATCGAATGAATGGCATTGAGCAGTTTATCCAGGCATTTATGCTTTTTAAAAACTGTGAGATTACGTCAGATGAATTTATAAAGATGTGTCAATTAGGTGCGATAACGGTTAAGGATGCCAGTCAGACTAATAATTCAGATGTAAAGCTCATGACGGAACAACTGGATCAGGAGCAGACACAGGTCGCCAAAGATGATGTATACCGGCAAGTGCTTGTGGTTGAGGGAATGCCGGATCGTCAGCAGAATACCGGCGGTGATACTGGGCAAGCAGTCTATCTTCGGAATGGTTGGGATTTTGCAGAGCAACGGGCAAAACTTGATGAACCATTCATTATTGAAGCAGAAAAGAAACATTGCCAAATCGTGCTTAATCTCATCAAACAGGCCACTAATGATGTTCCGTTAACTGTTCGGGATTTTGATGTGAAAATAACCCGTAATTCCACTGATAATATGCTTGTAAAAGCACAGTCATTGGAATACCTTTTGAGAAATAAAATACACCCATTAATAGCACTTACAACATGTGGATTGTTTGGAGATCCGGAAAAAGTATGGTTGATGAGTCAGCCTTATATGGACACAGTATTTAAAACTCAAGAGCAGTTAGATGTCGAGGTTGAAAAAGCAAGAGCAAATGAATTGCTAAAGAGCCAATCAAATAATTCAGCAGTTAAAACAGGGGAAGCCGAATAGCTTTTCTTTTTTATTTTGGAGCTATCCGTCAAATAGCAGAATCCAGCAGGTGCGACCTGCGTTATCAAAAGCGTGGATTAAAGGAGGATATTATTATGACCAGAGAACAGGCCAAAAAGTATTTAATTGATTTGGGAATTGAACAGCCGACAGATGACCAGGTAACAAAATACCTTAATTCGTTTGGTGGTGAAGTTCAGAAAGCAGAGAAAAAGGCGGAAGCCAATAAGGAAGAATTGGAGCGGCTAAAGGCTATTGAAGAAGAATTGGAACTTGAAAAAGAGAAGAATCTTTCAGCCGAAGAAAAGGCAAAGAAAGCTGAGGAGGCGGTCCAGAAAGCTTTAAATGCTGCACAGCTTAAAGAAGCAGAATTTGCGAAAAAAATAAGCCGATTAAGTGTAGAAAGCATTCTTAAGGAGGCTGGATTGACAGAAGATGATTGGTCCGGCTTCATTGATGGTTTCGTACATGAAGATGAAGAAGTCTCCAAGAATATGGCTACAAATTTTATCAACATACATACTGGGAAATTAAATAGCCAAAAAGAAGAGCTGCAGGCAAATTTTGAAAAGCAGATCCTTGAACATACACCAAATCCAAATGGAGCTGGTGGCGGTGGGGAGGGACAGAAGTCAAAAGCCGAGGAAATGGCTGTAAGTCTGGCCAAGAAAGGCTCTGCAACAAATAACAATTCAGTGATTAGTCACTATTTAGGAGGTAATTAATATGCCAATGCAATTTGAATCAGTAACATTTGGAGCAAAAGTGGAAATTCTCAATCGTGCTGAATTTGAGGGTGTTCCTGTAACGCTGGATTTTACTGCTGTTACAGCTACGGAAAATGGAAGAAAAGTTGTTAAGGCTGGTACCCCAATCGGCGTAGATGGCGTTTCTGATAACACAGAAGCGGTTAAGGGGATCCTGTTGTGGGACGTGTATGAGGATAGACCTATTGGAACTATTTTAAAGAAAGCATATGTTAACACAACAAGAGCACAGGCTCATTCCGGCGTAACCATTTCGGCAGAGGCAAAAGCCGCTCTTCCTATGGTTGTATTTGAATAAGAGAGGAGACTATTATGCAGTTATCTGAAATTTTTAATTCAAGAGCAGTTGCCTTGAATCGTACAGAGGGAGAAAGCAATAAAATCCCATATCTTGGGATGCAGTTTTTCCCCAATAAAAAGAAAATGGGGATCGACCTTAAGTGGATCAAGATTCACAAAGGGCTTGGAGTTACGTTAAAGGCTTCCAGCTTTGATGCAAAGCCCACCATTAGAAGCCGAGAGGGATTCAAGATCGAAAAGACGCAGATGGCGTTTTTCCGTGAGTCCATGATTGTTAAAGAAGAGGACATGATTGAAATTATGCGTATTAGGGAAAGCGATGACCCTTATGTGGAATCTGTTCTGCAGAGTATCTATGATGATACAAATAACTTGGTTGATGGTGCGGATATTGTTGCAGAACGAATGAGAATGCAGCTTCTGGCAACAGATGATGGTTCTCCAAAGATTTATCTGGAGGCTGATAATACTACATATGAGTACAATTACGATCCAGATGGTTCCTATAAGGCAAATCATTATTTGAAACTTTCCGGTGACGCTACATGGGATAATCCTGCCACATCAAAACCACTAAATGATTTCAGGCAGGCAAAAAAGGCTTTGAAGTCAATTGGAGTTACACCAAAGTATGCTTTGATGACTTCTGCTACATTTGACTATTTGCTTGAAAGTGAGCAGATTAAGTCAGCGATACTGGCCCAGAATGCTACTGCCAATATTTTCTTAGATGATGAAATGTTGGCTGATTTCTTCACGAAGAAGACGAAACTGATCCCATTGCTTTACGATAAAATGTACATTAAAGAGGACGGGGTGACCCAGGAGAATTTCTATCCGGATAATAAGGTCACACTTTTGCCATCGGAAGATTCTATGCTTGGCAATACATGGTATGGAACTACCCCGGAAGAAAGAACCTTGATTGGAGACAGCAAAGTGGATGTCACAATCCTTGATAGAGGTGTCGCCATTGCAGTCAAAACGGATCCCGGCCCTCCAGTTGCGGTTTCAACATCTGTATCGCAGATTGTTCTTCCTTCTTACGAGGGAATGGATTCAACCTTTGTGTTAGAAGTTGCGTAAGGGGGATAAGGTGATATGAGATTCCCATATATGGTAAATCATAATGGCATATATTATAAAGCCGGTGAAGATGTCCCAATGGAGATACCGGAAATGACAGACAATGTCCCAGATGGGGCATTGGAGACAAATTCTGATGAGAGTATAAACACATATGATGAGGGCGGTAATCTTTCTGGAAAGATAGATGCCGAAACAGCAGACAAGGCTATTCAAAAGGCTATGGAAACTGTTGGTGAAAACGATAAGCCGAAGCGTGGAAGACCTGCAAAGGCTGAATAAAGGGCGGTGAGATGAGTGGAAATAGATATTCTGGCTGATGTGCGTACATATCTTGGTGACGAAGTGAGCGAACAGGATAATCCGGTTCTGCTCATTCTCATTAACCGAGCAATCCGTAAAGTATGCTCTAAGCGTTATCCGTATGGGTATACTGACGCAGAAAAAGAAACGGCGGTTTCAAGGTACCGAGATGTGGTATTTGATGCCGCCGTTTATTATTGGTCTAAACAGGGAAGTGAAGGCCAGAGTTCTCATTCTGAAAACGGGATTTCCCGTGGATATCAGAGTGAAGATGACCTTTACTTTGATGTGGTGCCTATGGCAAAAACTTTGTAAGTGTCGAATATGCCACTTTAACTATTTGAAAACAGGAGGATTTTATCATGATTTATGATTATAAAAATGCAGTTATTAAAGCTGAAAGTCCAGCTGAAGATATTTATCATAAGAAACATATGGCAGAGTATGGTCCGGCTACTGGTAAGTCGCACCCTGATGACTGCCCCTATTGTGCGGCTAGAGGCTGGAAAACGTTCCCTGGAACTTCCTTTGAGGAAGAGTGTGCAAAGTACAGGGAAGAACACCCGGAAGAGTTTGAAAAATAAGATCTGATTTTTAAGACGGTGCGTGTCTGGCTAACCTCCCGGCCGGACGCAGGGTGCATATCAGAATAATGGTGGTGGGCAGGTATGCTTATAATGTCTGGGAGAATTTGTTAAATCATTAATTCCAATAACTTCCTTTTTGTCGTATAATGGAGATGAAAGGGGAGTGAATATAATGTTACCTACATTAAAAAGTATAAGTAAGTTACTCAATAATGAAAATGCTCCAATAAAGTATTATGATTTATCGGATAGAAATAAAAAAAGTGAATTGCTCTATCTTTTATCGATAAGTCATGAAAAAAGGCATGAGTATGAAGCATTAATAGAGGAAGAAAAGAAGAAATATATAAGTGATTCGGCCATAATATATATTCCGTTGTTAAATGTTGATCAGTTATATGATTTACATCACATCGAGAACTCTTTGAGTTATGATTACGATGGGACCATTCAGATGATAAATAAAACTGTCAAAGTAACAACGAAAAATGAAAAGGTGCTTTTTGCTACATTTTTGATATTACATGAGTTTGGGCATTGGCATGATTTTAACGAAAAAGGTAAGGTCCCTTATTTCTATAATGTACCAGAGGAGAAAGAACGTCGTCAAGTATTTGAGTTAAAACAAGATATAATGCAAAAGCTAGACGGAAAATCACGATTTACTTATAAAGATAAGCAATTGCTTATAAGGTATTTTACAGAATATCATGCAATACCTAGTGAAAAATATGCAGATGCATATGCTGTGAATCACTTGAACGATGCATATGAGAGAATCAAACAAACTGATATTTTATAAAAAGTAAGGCAACTAATAAAATTAGCTGTTTTTCTTTTGGAGGAAACATGCGAGGGTTAAAACGCAATAAAAAGGCACTTTGGTATCAGCTCTACAGTAATCATATTCCGGTCTATGAAACTGATCTGGACGGTAACATCATCTATGACCCGGTGACAGACGAACCGCTTCTGACAGGTGATTATGCGGTTGGATATGCAGACCCGGTAAAGTTCCGGGCGAATGTGTCCCCGGCCCGGTCCGAAGCCCAAACGGAGCCTTTCGGAGTGAATACGGATTATGATAAAGTGATTTGTTCCTGTGACCTTACGTTGCCGATTGATGAACTGTCACAAGTATTTGTTGACCGGAAGCCAGAGGGCGGTAAAGGAGCAGATTATAAGGTTGTTAAAGTAGCACGGAGTATTAATTCCGTGCTTTTTGCTATTAAACAGTTGCCAGACGGAGGTGCAGCGAATGGCTAAATACAGAAAGAAACCTGTTGAGATTGAAGCATTTGAATTTTGCAAAGATTTTATGAAAGTCGGAGCAAACTGTAAAGGTGTTCCAGATTGGGGCATATCTGCTTATGATGATGGCGTAATTTATTTTGATGATAAGGACGAGTGCTTTATTAAGACTTTGGAGGGCGACCATCACGTTAGCGTAGGCGATTACATCATTCAAGGTGTAAAGGGTGAATTATACCCGTGCAAGCCTGATATCTTCGAAGCAACATATGAAAAAGTCGGGCCATTGTCTCCTCTATTGGAATAAATCATGAGCAAGAAAGTAATCCGAGGAAACTTCTCATCAAAAGGAATCCAGGATATTATCAATCAGTTGGAACAGTATAAAGCAGACTTGCACAGGAAAGCCGAACTACTATGTCAGCGTCTGGCAGAAGCCGGCCAGACTGTGGCCCTACAAAGTATCAGCGAATCCCCCTTAGGTAAAACAATTACTCTTCGGGTGGAAATGGAGCCTAGGACAGACGGTTGCAAAGCTATTCTTGTAGCCACCGGACAAACGAAGTCCAATGACTACGGAACCATAAACACCTTGCTCCTCGTTGAATTTGGGAGTGGCATACACTACAATCATACTGAAAATCCCAAAGCACCAGAATTTGGTATGGGCGTAGGTACATTTCCAGGACAGAAGTGGGCTTTTAATGAATCTGGTTGGTGGTACTTTGGAGAGGATAACGAATGGCATCATTCATATGGTGTCAAAGCTACGATGCCAATGTATTCAGCGTCAGTTGAGATAAGAGAAAAAATAAAGGTAGTAGCTAAAGAAATCTTTGGCTAAGAAAATGAAGAAACATCAGGGTGTACCCTTGATGTCCTTTTTTTGTTAAGACACGGTGAAATGTCGTGTCTTATTTTTATATAAGGAGATGTGGTGTTTGGGTAAAAATGTATTAGGGCTTACTTCTGTGGATTATGAGAAATTATACAATGTGTGGAAAAATATGAAGCAAAGGTGCTATGACAAAAAGTCGGAAAGATATTATACATATGGTGCCAGAGGAATTGGGGTTTGTGATGAATGGATAGACAATTTTAAGGCCTTTGCAAAATGGGCATATGAAAATGGATGGAATCCTCAGTTGAGTATTGAGAGAAGAAACCTAAATGAAAGTTATAGCCCAGATAATTGTATGTTTATTACAATGAAAGAACAGGCAAGAAATAAAACCAGCAATGTAAGGATCATAATAAACGGCGTAGATAAATGTCTTGCGGAATGGTGTGAGATATATGGAGTCCCTTATAAGCGAGTGCATAGGCGATATTCATTTTATGGAATTAGAGAGCCGAGTGATTTGTTTTATGATGGTGATTTAAGAAGTCTTCATCACGCATAAGGAGGTGTTCCAGTAATGCTTGATATTTCTTCTCTGGTTTATACCCGGTTGGTGAGTGATGAGAAAATAAAAAAATACATCAAAGAGAGTGGCACAACAAAAAATGAGAAGCCGTCCGCTTTTCCCTATCTTTATTTCAAAAGCCTGGGACAGCCGACAACAAGCAGCTCCCTACAGAATAAGCAGTGTGCCATATCTGCTGATTTTGAAATTACCATTTATGATTCCGGTTCTTCCAGTAAGGCAAAGCAATTGATCTTCCTTGCCGCTGACATTATGATGGAACTAGGATTCATTTTGAAGTATGGTCCTTTGGAAGTAGACCGATCAAGCACATCAGAAGCCTATCGTTGGATTGCAAGGTTCCATAGGACCTATTGCGAGGGCGATTTGATATAAAAATATGAGCAATTATCTTTGAGCTTCGTCTAATGGCGAGGTTCTTTTTTATGCAAAAAGGAGGATATGACCTATGGCAAAAGCTGTAGATTTATCAACTGCTGGTATCCATGTCGGATATGGGATCGAAACAACAGCTGGAACAAAGCCCACAGCCTTTACTGATCTGCCGAATCCCAAAAGTATCCCTGACTTTAATCCGGAAGTGGGCAGCTATGATGTAACATCTTTAAACGATACCATCTGGAAACGGTATATTGATGGACTGAAAGATCCGGGCGGAGCTCTTGCAATCACGTTTGGTATGTCGCAGGTGTTCCTGGATATGTGGGAAGATCTTTGTGATGAGTACGATACGGCTCAAGAATCAAATAAGCGTATGTGGCTGGAGTTTTATCACCCGAGACTGACAAAGGCTTTTTACTTTACTTGCGTGCCAGCAAGATTAGGTTGGGCGGCTTCCGACGTTGACAATGCTTGGGATACCAGTGTATCTGTTACGCCAACCGGAGAAATCGGGTGGGATGATCCTATTGTACCAACTGAACCTTCGGAAGAACCTTAATAAATAAGTATGGGAGGTATTAAAATATGAGGATTTTAACGATTGGCGGTAAGGACTATAAAGTGGAATTTTCCTTTGAAGCTGCAGAGTATAAAGATTGTGTGGACAGTATATTTAAAGTCATTTCTGGCAGTTACATTATGAAGAATGGTCCAACTGATGAGAATGAAAAGATATCCGTTGCAACGGCCATTTTGAATGGAACATCTGATATGGTTTCAGACATTCCCAAAATCGCTGTTACGGCTCTTTATGCCGGCTTGCTGGAAAACAATCCGGTGGAAAACGAACAGGCAGCCAAAGCCCTATTTAAGCAGTTTGTCAAGGAGAATCCAGATGATGAGTGTGCTTCATTCTGGGGAATGTATGATTTCCTGAGAGACTGCATGGAAGAAGATGGTTTTTTCAAACTCACCGGAATGGACAAGGTAATTGCTCAGATGAGCGAAGCGGCGGAAGAACAGAAGTCCAAATCCGGGAAGATTCCACAGGATCACAAAAGGAAATCAACTTCCACAAAATAATCTGGGAACAGTATTTGCCAGAAGCATTAAATATGGGAGTTCCGTATGATTTATTCTGGCGGTTAAATCCTCGGAAGCTTCTGCCATTTGTAGAGGCCTTTCGAAGAAAGCGGCAACAACGTAGTGACGAAATGTGGCTCATGGGCCAGTATGTTGCTTCAGCTTTGGACGCTACTGTATGTAATGCAATGCCATTTATTAAAAGAAAGCGGAAAGGTAAGTATTTTGAAGAACCGATACGTGTAACACCAAAGACAGAAGAGGAAAAGCGGTCAGAAAGTGAAAAAGCCTTACAAGGCTTCATTTTTGCTGCTGGAACAATGGAAAATGATATGAAACGTAAAAAGAAGGGCGAGTGATGGACGAAAATTCACTCGCCTTTTTTTGTATGTGTAAAGGGCGGTGAAACCATGGCTGATGTAATTGACGATCTGAAAGTCCAAATAGATGCCAGTACGACCAGTGCTGACGCTAAAATAGACAAATTCATACAAAAGATGTTGAGCCTGCAATCTGCTTTATCCGGGATAGAAATGTCCGGAGCGAGTCAGGTGGCCTCTGGAATAAATCAGATTGCTTCATCTATCCAAGGCTTTAATGAGCGGACTAAAACTGCGGATTTTTCCAGAGTGACCAGTGGCCTTAATAAACTGGCGGCGGTTGATGTTCAAGGAGTAAGCAATACGGCTCACGCTATGGAAAGCTTTTCAAATAGTATAAATGGTATTGGAAATCTTAAATTTGATACGGAAACTCTGACTAATGTTGCAAATTCCATTTCAAAGCTGGGACGTGCTTCGGTCACGGAAGCAACGCAGAATCTGGAGTTTTTAAAAACCAGTATGGCCGATTTTGTTTCTGGAATGAACAATGTTGGTAGTCTGAACTTTAATCCGGATTCTCTCTATAAACTGGTATCCTCAATAAGCAGATTAGGTGGTGTAAATGCCACACAGGCAGTACAGAACCTTCCACAGATTTCAACTTCTCTGCACAGTTTTGTATCCAGTATGAATTCCGTTGGTAGTGTTTCGTTTAATATCGAGGGACTGAATAATCTTGTAAACAATATTAGCCGTCTTGGCGGCACAAAGGCCACACAGGCCGCAGCAAACCTTAAGCCAATTAAAGATCAGCTTTTAAGGTTTGTAAGTGGCATGAACGGGATAGGTGCGCTCAGTTTTGATACAAGTGGGCTGGCAAATCTCGTTTCTTCAATAACAAAACTAGGAGGAAAGACAGCTACAGCGGCTATACCAAATATTCAGCAATTAGGCACAGCCTTGTCACAGTTGATGGCAACATTATCCCGTGCACCAGTGGTTAGCCAAAACCTTATCCTAATGACCAATGCACTGGCCAACTTGGCTTCCAATGGTTCTAAGGTATCAAGTGCAAGTCGCGCAATGGTAAACGGTCTAAATACTTATTCTCGAAGTGCAGGAAGGGCAGGGAAAAGCACAAAAGGACTCGTTTCTCAGATTGGCCTGTTTTATGCGAAATGGTTCATGATAATTCGAGGAATGAAAAGCCTATGGAAAGCCACAGAATCATCTATGGATTACATAGAAACCCTAAACTATTTCGATGCCGCGTGGGGACAAGTTGCCGACGCTGGAGTAAAAAGTTGGGAGAAGTTCGGCTATGAATCAGCAGAAGCTTATGCCGCTTCATTTAGTAAACGTGCACAGGAGTTAACTGGGAAAATGTCCGGCTTCATGGCAGATGAGAATGGGAATTTGAAATCTACCGGCGCAGTTAGTCTTGGTATTGATCCAGAAAGGCTTATGAATTATCAAGCTACTTTTGGACAGATGGCTTCCTCTATGGGTGTTGCCTCTGAAACGGCCCTGCAGCTATCAAACGCTCTATCTATGATAGGAGCTGACCTTGCATCTGTACGAAATATGAAGTTTGAAGATGTATGGGAAGATATGGCTTCCGGCATGGTCGGTATGAGTCGGACTCTAGATAAATACGGTGTTAATATTCGTAATGTAAATCTACAAGAGAAATTATCTGATCTCGGTATTAATGCAAAAATAACTGCTTTAAATCAGCAGGATAAGGCATTATTGAGAGGAATTATATTACTGGATTCCACCCGTTACGCCTGGGGAGACTTGGCAAATACACTTGATGCGCCCTCGAATCAGTTACGACTTCTGCAATCTAATTTTGCAAACCTTGCAAGGACGATAGGCAACTTGTTCCTGCCTATTGTTGCGAAAGTACTTCCTTATATTAATGCCTTGGTAATAGCTGTACAGCGGTTATTTTCATGGATAGGAGGTCTTCTAGGAATCAAGGTTGGAGATTTTAGTTCTTCTATTGGTTCGGCGGCTACAGATTTAAGTGGCATGGAGGACGCAGCTGACGGCATTGCAGACAGCACAGGTGATGCCGCAAAGAACACAAAGAAGATGGCCGATAACCTTCAGGGGTTTGATGATTTGAATGTTGTAAGCTCAGGTAATGCTGGAAGTGGTGGTTCTGGAGGTTCCGGCGGAGCAGGGGGCAATCTTTTAGATGACGCTTTCCTGGACGCGTTTTCTGAATACCAGAAAGCATGGGATGTTGCTTTTGCTAATGTGGAAAACAATGCACAGGCTATGGCAGACAGGATTGTAAATGCGTTCAAGTCTGGTGATTATTTTGGCATAGGCAAATATATTAGCGATGGTTTGACCGGAGCATTAGAAAACATAAACTGGCCGGCTGTTTATTCTATTGCCAGTGGCTTCGGTACAGGGCTTGCAGAGTTCTTTAACGGCCTTATTACACCAGAACTGTTTGGAGCTGTAGGTAAGACGATTGCCGGGGCTTTAAATACTGCCTTGTACGCGGCACTTGCTTTTGGAATAGCCTTTGACTGGACGAACCTGGGCAATTCAATTGCCAGTGGGATTAACAATTTCTTTACTACGTTTGATTTTGCCTCTGCCGGGTCCACTTTAAATGTCTGGGCCAAAGGTCTATTAGACGCATTAATAGCAGCACTGGATAATACAGATTGGTCTCTAATAGGGATTAAGATAGGTACATTCCTTGAATCCATTGATTTTCTTGAAATCGGTGGCAAAGTAGGAGAAGCCATATGGAAAGCTATAGGAGCTGGAATTGATCTCTGGAAAGGATCTTTTAGTGCAGCACCAGTTGAAACAACAATTCTTACGACTTTTGGACTTTTACAATTTACGGGGCTTGGAAAGTTACTGTCTGCAAAGATAATGACTTCTATCAGTAAAGGATTGACTTTTTCCGGTATTGGGAAATTACTGGCCAAGGCATTTCCAAGCAGTGCCATTATAACCACGATAACTACAACTATGGCTGAAACAGGGGCTTCTTTGCCGTCTGTATTAATGGGGTTAATTTGGGTTCCCATAAAGACATTTTTTACAACAACAATACCTGGATTAATAGTTGGAGCAATAAGTGGGTTAGGAACAGCCATAGTAAGCGGAGTTGTTGCCCTTGCGTCAGCACTTGGGATAAGTGTAGCTGCGGCTGGTGCTCTTGTAGTTGCGGCTGTGGCAGCAGTAGTAGCTGGAGTCGTTTACACGGTCACTCATTGGGATGAAATAAAAGAGTTTTGGACGCAGACAGTTCCGGCGTGGTGGAATGATACTGTAATTCCGTTTTTTGAATCTATTCCAGAAAAGCTTTCCTCTGTATGGGAACTTGTAAAAACTACTGCTTCAAGTAAGTGGGATGGTTTTATCGAATATTTGACTGGCCTGCCAGAAAAAGTGGGCAGTGTCATTGAAGATATCGCTGATTGGTTTAACGAATTGCCGGAGAAGCTTGGATATGCGTTAGGATATGCTTTAGGAACTGTGACAAGATGGGGAGTGGATTTATTCACCTATTTATCAAAGAAAATACCTGAAATTATAGCTTCTGTGGTGAAATGGTTTTCAGAGATGCCAGGGAAAATCTATTCTGGAATTTCTACATTTATAACCAAAGTTGCAACATGGGGGACTGAAACTTACAATGTATTTAACCAGAAAGTATCAGAAGTAATTGCCGGCACTGTGAAATGGTTCTCTGAAATGCCGGGTAAGATATATGATACGATAATAAAAATAAAAGAGAAAATATCTACATGGTCTACCAATACCATATCATACTTTAAGACAGAGGTCCCAACTATCATTGACAAGGTAATAGAGTTTTTTGGAGAATTACCGAAGAAAATGATTACTGTGGGTGAAAACGTCATTAAAGGTCTATGGGAAGGCATTACGAATTTGACGGACTGGTTAGGAACTGGCATTGCTACTTTTGCCCAAGGTGTAATAGATGGGTTTAAAAAAGGATTTGATGAGCACTCACCGTCAAAAAAGGCGTTTCAGATTGGTGACTACTTTACTGTAGGACTAATGAATGGTATTATAGATAAATTTGGTGTCATATATTCAAAAGTAGGTTCTTTTGCTGACAAACTGACAGATTATGATATATCTCTGCCATCAATAGATACCAACGTACAAGTCAGCAGGGAATTCTTTGACATGGTAGATACAAAAGCCTCTGTTTCCTACGATACCCCTTCTTATGATTTTAAGGCCGGTATATCTGCAGAGTTGAATGCAGCATTATCCGGAATCATTGATTATGAGAAGATGGCAAATACTATGGCACCTATTGTGGCAAAAGCATTGGAGAATGCAGATATTAAAGCTAAAATTGGTCAACAAGATGTATGGAAAAGTACAGAAGATAGTTGGAATAAAAAATATAACATGACTGGTAAATCGCCATTACCAGTTTAA